CTGCGCCGCTTGAATATTCTTGCAAGGTTATAGAAGAACTACCATCAGTTACTTCAAATTTAGCAATTGGACTCGTTGTTCCTATACCAACGTTGCCGTTATGGTCAATGACCATTCTTTCAGAAATATTTGACTCCGCAATACCTGCTCCACTATTAGTTCCGAATGAGAGTTTCCCGTTTGAGCTTCCAGTTCTTATGGAACGAATCCAAGCCCCATGATTGTCATAATTTTGGAATAAAATCCCAGCAATAGTGTTAGTGGTTGAACTGTTATTAGTAATTTTTAAACCAGATGTGGCCGAGGTCGATGTGTCTGTTTCATAAATTTCCAAAATTGTATCAGGACTAGTTGTTCCTATACCAACATCGCCACCATTAATGTAGCTGGTTCCATTATTTAATAATTTTATATTCCCTCCAACTTGTAAATTAGCGGCAGTAGATCCTGCGTCACCTATTCTTAAAGAAGGAGAATCCGAAGAACTCGGAAGTATTCGGATCATTTCGGACTTATCAGTTGGAGCGCCTCCATTGTATGTTCCGAAGTAAGTCGAAGTCCCTTCACAAAGCATATAGTTTGCAGAGCCATTAAGCTGATTCCTATATAATATAACAGGATTGAGTGCTGTAGAGGCTGCATTTGGCCTCAAATGTAACATTGGAGAGCCAACAGAAGTCTGCACTTCTAGTCTAGAATCAGGACTAGTTGTTCCTATACCAACGTTTTGAGATGAATTTATAGTAATCGCATCAGTACCACCAGTCCTCAACTTAATATTATCGCTTTCAAATCCTATATATGTATTGTGATCTCCGTTGTGGTATAGTTTCCCATCCATACCTATATCTCCAGCGACATCTAATTTAAAATCTGGAGCAGTTGTTCCTATACCGACATTATCCCCATAAGGTTGTAGAGCTAAAACGTTATTGCTAGTTCCTCCAACATCTTGAGCTTGGATAAAAGAGTATGTATTGCCTGTAGAAGCAGAGGTTTTCATTAACAGTCTAGATCCTGTAGACCCAGTTGCGTAATCAGAAGTGTATGCTCCGATACTACCGTTTACGTGCAATTCAGTCTGTGGACCAGTTGTTCCTATACCAACATCGCCGCCGTTAAAGTAACTTACACCGTCATCTCTAACGGTCAAAAGCTCATTGTCATTACTATTCCTAACTCTCAATGAATAAGCGCTACCTCCTGTAGACGAACCTTTGATTTCTAATTTGGCATCTGGATCTTCTACACCTATACCAGCATTATGATAAGAACCTACCTTCCTAAGTGTAAGGACATTAGTAACTACAGCGCCAGAGCTTACTAAATTAAAATAAGCGACTTCTCTATCACTATCAGCCCTACCAGCATTAATCAATAACCCTCTGTCATTACTGTGGTTTATTAAGATAGCTGCACCCGTGTTATTGTTATCATTTCCTCCTTGGAACCTAGCAACTAGATTGTAAGCGCTTGCGGTGTCTGGGCCTCTTACGTGAAGTATTGGTGTGTTTACGCTTAAATCTCCATCTGATGGAGTATTAGTGCCTATACCAACTTGACCAGCACCTTTCATGGTCACTGATGTTACAGGAGCAGCTCCATTGAAGGGTGTAAATGATATGTCTCTTGTGGAACCTCCATTTGAAGAATTACACATGAAGTTTATAGAACTAGACCAAGAGGTCATTCTAAAAGTCCCATCATGTGTGATGTTTCCATTGTAGTTCATGTCGGTCCCGCCTATCTGAACTTGGTTTCCATGCCATGAAACCCTTGGGCTTCCTCCAACGCCTACAGCGAAGTCTGCCCTATTACTATTGTCATTAGCGCCATTGATGAGGACATGACTATCAGCATCGATAGTCATAGCTAAATCACTACCTATAAGGAAGTCTAACGGGTGAGGTGAACCGCTACTATTACTCGTTCTTGAATAGATTTTATTAGAATTCCCATCGGGAGCAATCAACATACCACCTGTAGGTGATGTTGAGTTATCTATACCAATCTGACCTACAATGCTAAGATTTCTGTTGGGACTAGTGCCAATACCAACTAGAGCATCTTCTGAAATAGTCAATGCAAGGTCACCTAAATCACTATAATTTGTCCCACTACCAGCATTTGTAGCGTGATTATCTACATAAAACTTAATAGCTTTTGGAGCAGAGTGGATAGTATCACTTCCTGGACCCGCTGACTCCAAGTATATTAATGAATCAAAGTAAGATGCAGTTCCAGAAGTGACCGCACCTGCTGTCATTTTTAATCCAGCCCCAGGAGCTGATGCTGTATTTATTATGTCATGTTTGACGGATATAAAGACTCTTCCATCTACACTTTGTCCATTATTGCTTACATGTAAAGGTTCTGCGGGTTGATTGGCTAAAGCAACAGAGCTAGTTAATCCTATTTCTAACTTGTGCGATGGACTATTTGTTCCTATACCAACGTTACCGTCGCTTTTTATTGTAATCCGATCCGCACCAGCGTCTTCATCTTTAATTTTTAAATCACTGGTTGAATTTGTATATATAGAATATGTTCTCGCATCAGTTCTATCTAAAGTGAATTTTACATCACTACCACTATCTGCAATATGGAGTAGAGAGGATGGATTATGTGTTCCTACACCAACGTAACCATTATGGAATACAGTAAATTTAGCATTAGCCAAATACTCTGCCTGACCACCAGATTCATCATAACCTACTGACCATCTGTTGAAACCGCCAGAGTAATTCATCCCACAAAACCACTCTTCTCCAGCATATGTAGTATCTGTATAGAAGGTTCCCATACCTCTACCCTCATAACCTTGCATTATTGTTCGGACCGCTATAGCTGGCGATCCAGCCGTATTAGTAGCCGTTAAGTAAAGTGAGGTTGTAGTTTCTGAACTGCTACCTATTCTTGCTTGGCCTCCAGCAACATCAAGTTTATAAGCTGGACTATTTGTCCCTATACCAACATTACCAGCTTCAAAAGTAGTGTATCTAGTGGAGCCATTCCGCATCGTTATGTAAGCTACTTCACCTCCTAATCCTCCATTAGGATTGTTGACTCCTAAAGAGAAAATACCGTTGTTTGAGTAAAGATAAGGATCGTTACTAGAAACGCCTCCATATAATGCACTGACTCCGCTAGCTGGTCTATTTAACTCAAACAAATCTCCACTATCTTCCCTCCTTAATTCTAACCTAACATTCGGACTATTTGTTCCTATACCAACATTACCTGCGCTCGTTATTCTGACTTTATCAGATGCCGCAACTTGAAATTGCAAGTAAGAAGAGTTACCAACTATTCTTGTGTTACTACTATTCCAAGTTAAGTAATTATTATCTAATAATTTTATACCTCCAGCGACATCAAGTTTTGCTGATGGAGTATTACTACCTATACCGACATCTCCATCGGTTGCGATACGCATGAACTCCGTTTCAGTAGTTCCATTATCTCCAGCGAATAAAAAGCCTCCGTTAGAAGAATTAGCTCTAGAGTAGAAATATAAATAATCTCCACCTTTTTCTATTTCACTAAAAGTATTTGTTAAATCAGAATCTGTTAATCTTATAGTAGCTGCCGATGAAGCTATCTCTAGTTCTGCACTAGGGTCATCTGTTCCTATACCAACGTTACCGCCAGCGGTTATTCTAAATACTTCTGCCGAGCCTTGCCCGTGTTCGTAAATAGTAAAATCACAATTAACGCCTACTGCTACGGTTCTGAATGCAAAACCCCTATTCGGATAAGATCCATTCTTTAATCCTAAAAATATATTATCAGTATCACTGTTAGCGAAACTACTTAAATTTCCATAAGTGCCTTGGTTTCCCTGCGATGCTACTGTGTATTCGCCGACTTGTAATAATCCGCTAGGACTCGTTGTTCCGATACCAACGCTACCGCCATAAGGTTGCAAATGTATGTTTCCACTGTTGCCTCCATTGTATGTTTGCCATTGGAAATTACCAGCAGACAACCTTCTAAAATAAGAAAGATCTGAACTGGAAGCTCCCCAACTAATTAGTCCACTTACAGACAACTTAGCTGTCCCGCCAGCAGTAAACGTATTCGTTGTTCCTATACTTATGTTATTCGTCGTAGTGGCTCCATTATCCGTTACTTCTTGTAAAGTATCTGCGCTACCGACTTGAGCATCTACATAAGCTTTGTTAGCTGCGTCTGTGGAATTTGTTACGGTATCAATCCCTTGTATTCTACCCGTCCCACTTAATGTGATATCTCCTCCTGCGACAGTTAAGTCGCCACCGATTGTGGTAACGTTTGAAGCATAAGATACAGATAGTGCTACAACATCAATATTATCATTATAAATGTTAAAGTTTTTACTAGAATCTTGACCGACGTAATAGTTTCTAGTGCCTAAAGTTTTAAAATTAATATAACTCCAACCTGTATCTGAACCTGTCTGATCAAGATTAATCATTGCATCAGCAGAGGTACTAATAGTTAAGGCTCCCGTTAGAGTTCCACCTGTTAGTGGCAAGTAACTACCGACACCAGACGTAATGGCATTATCAACGTAAGTTTTACTTGTAGCGTCTGTACCGTCTGTTACAGTATCAACACCTTGTATTCTACCAGTTCCACCTAATGTGATACCGCCGCCACTTACGATTACATCACCTGCAAAAGTTGCGTTTTGTGAGCTATCTAATAGCAACGCCCTTGTTAATGCCGATCCTGTTTCTGTAAAAAATCCTAAACTACTTATAGCACCGCTACCTCGCAATGCTTGGATTCTTGCCATGAATCTATTGGCGGTATCATTAGAACTTGATTTAAAATCAATATTATAACCTCCACCATCATCAATATTGTTATTATCAAAAAGAAGTTGAGTGGTAGGTGCTGTTTGTGATACTGATAAATTTGCTATTGTAACAGCCCCTGCAAAAGTTGCAGTATTATCGCCATCTAATCTTAGAGCGGCCGAGTTAGCGCTTCCGTCGTAAGTTTTAAATGTTAAACTATAATTGTTAGTTTCTCCTTCTATTATTTCCGCATCTCCATTGCCCCAAGTAATAGCAGAACTAGAACTTAAGTCTAACCCAGCCCATTGCTTATTACTTAAACCCAAACTAGCCGCTGCATTTGTAGCAGGGTAAACAGCGCCGCCAGCTATAATATTACCTGCAAAGGTTGCTTCGCCGCCTTCTGCGAGAGTTAATGCTCCTCCTAAATCTAAAATAGAAGCGCCATTACCTCCCGTATTAGATAAATAAAAACTATCCGTCTGGCTTGCGTTTTCTAAAGCTATTCTAGCTCCACCTCTTACTCTTAGTAATACACTAGATGAACCGCTGACATTCAAAGTTCCAGTCACTGTGCCACCTGCTAGTGGTAAGTAACTCCCGACACCAGAAGAGATGGCGTTATCAACGTAAGTCTTACTCGTAGCGTCAGTCCCTGATGAAACCGTATCAATCCCTTGTATTCTACCAGTTCCACCTAATGTGATACCTCCGCCCTCAAGAGTTAAGTTTCCTGCTTGAGTTAAAGTCATAGCGGTTTGCATACTAGCTCCAGTGCCATTGCCGACCCTCCACGCCCAAAAACCGTTGTTGTCGGATGTATTACTATCCCATTGATCAAATCTAGTAGACATATTGCCACTAGTTTCATCTTGTCTATGCACTAAATGTGCGTCTCTGTCATTAGTGTAAACTCCCCAATATTGATTTTGATCTCTACCTACTTTCAATTGAGGTTGAGTCATTGATGCTGATGAAACTGTAAATATACCAACACCAAAATCATCAGTATCATGATTAATTTGTAATTTACTTTCACTAGCATCCCAACTTAATTTTTCACCAGTAGCATTACCGTATACTAGAAAGTCTTTTCCATTAGTATCACTACCTATTGTTAAGTTGCCTGTCAGAGTTCCACCTGCTAGTGGCAAGTAACTGCCGACACCAGAAGAGATGGCATTATCAACATAAGTTTTACTCGTAGCGTCCGTCCCTGATGAAACAGTATCAATACCTTGTATTCTGCCTGTTCCACCTAATGTGATACCTCCGCCCTCGACAGTTAAATTGTCTGACGGATTAGTTGTTCCTATACCAACTTTACCATCAACTACTAGATTAGAAGATTCAGTTGCGCCATCAGTTCCTCCAAATCTGATACCTTCAGTAGCTAGATGCACGTATTCAGTGCCTGTATAGTTAGGGTCTGTTGTTGTGGGTGTTATGGTTTCGCCAGCCTGTGGGAAAACACAAACTTCCACATTAGTAGTGGTGCTACCATTGTGTTTTAATTCAATAGAATAATCTTCATTATTATTACTTGTGATTCTGATCGTGGCTTCGGTGTAATCTCCACTCAAAGACCTAACATGTATATCTTGATAATGATTTACATTTATCTCAAAGGAACTAGATAACACAACAGCGTTACTCGTTCCCGTGATTGTCATATTCACAATAGACGCAAGGCGATCACCTGCAACAGTGCAAAGCATTGTGTATGTAGAATTATTGATTCCACCCCTCTCAAATTTTACATTTCCTGCTTGGACGTAGCCATTAAGTGTCAACTGACCATTTATAGAGACATCATCCATCAAGGATATCGTCCCATACCCCTCACCTATGTATAATGTGCCACCACTTTGATCGCCTTCAATAGCCCTATAACCACCAAAATATATTCTACTATTTCCACCAGATAAATTAATTCCACCAGTATTTTGATTATTGGTTATAGTTAAAAGATCAGTTGAAGTGTTAAATGTAAAAACGGAACCAATATCCAGCTTGGCACTTGGACTATTTGTTCCTATACCGACATTCGTACCATTATCATATGCAGCTCCAATCCCTAAAGTATCTGAATCTATCCACCTCGCTAGGTAATTAGCGGTTCCTGATCCATCAACTGGCCCCGCTCCGATTGGCATTTCAATTACGTTACCAGAGGAATCAACGCCTAGTTTTTGCGTTACTGTCCCCGTGAATGTTCCAGCTCCGTAGTTGTTGAATTTAATAGCTCCAGTAGAGGAAATACGCAATCGTTCTGTATTACCTCCGCCAGCAGGTTGAGTATCAAAAGTTAAAGCTCCCGCATCGTTAGCTCCATCCCTGTCTACATTAACCGCAGCTACAGTATCACTTCCAGCTGTATTATAAAAGGCAATTCCAGCAAATCTAACATCAGTTGTAGCATTACCTCTTATTCTTATATCGGAAAGGGTTCCATCATCTATGTCTAAAATAGTGGCTGGATCCGTTGTTCCTATACCAACGTTGCCAGTGCTGGTTATTTTCATTTTTGGCAGACCAAAAGCTACTCCGAAATGTAATGCACCATCTCCATATCCATGTCCTCCACCTGTTGAAGTTATGTCCCAAGCAACTCCATTACTACCAGTATTATTAATTATAAGTGATGTATTTGCTCCACTACCAGTAATTCTAATACCGTCTGTGTTTCCTGAACCAGAATTAACTTCTAATTTCTTACTTGGACTAGCTGTTCCTATACCAACCTTGTCGTCAAAAATAGCTTGATCAAAAAAGAAAGAAGTTCCTTGAACATGTAACTTCGCAGTCGGACTCGCTGTTCCTATACCTAATTTATTATTTTTTGCCGTACCTCCTGCATCTACTCCAAGCAAAATATCTGAACCAGAAGCTGCCGAGTTCCAAATTCTTAGGTCACCTCCAGCATGATTGAAATCCCAGAAAATTGATGTATCGGATCTACCTAGCCTTAAAGAAGATTTATTACCGTCTGGTGCTACACTTTGTAATTGTGCAGTTGGACTATTTGTTCCTATGCCAACGTTGCCAGCAGAAATGTGGTTAGCTGTTCCATCAGTGTAAAAAGCTATTTTTTCTACACCCCCGTCATACATGTGGAATCTTGCTCCATCAGTTGCCTTTTCTGCTATTTTGACAATAGCGTTAGTATTGCTGTTCCCCTGTATTGTTAAAGCAGAGTCGTTTGAGCTAACACTGTTTGACTTTATAGTTAAAGGCGATGTTGGACTCGTTGTTCCTATACCAACGTTACCGTCAACATGTAAATATCCATTTGCTTGTATATTACCTGAACTATCTAATGAAGAGCCTGTAGAGCCATACCCACCACCTATATTTAAATAAGTTCCATTTATATTAGTGATGCCACTAACATTCAATCTTCCCACAACATCTAAAGCAACAGTTGGACTAGTTGTTCCTATACCTAGACCTGTAGAGGTCATTCTCATTATTTCTGAAGAAGCTGACAAAAAGGATATTTGACCTCCTGTAGTGTAGCCCCCTTTCAAAGTCATTCTATTGCTTAATGCAACAATAACCGCAGTAGAGTTTGATCCATAACTCAAGTTCAAATTTCCTACAGGAAAAGACTCTGAATTAGAATTGAATAGCTTTGCATATGTAACAGGTTGAGAAGTTTCTATAAACACCCCATCAGAAGTAGTGCTTGTTGTTACTGTTAATTTGTTACTTGGACTAGTTGTTCCTATACCAACATTGCCACCACTCTTGATTTCCAGTAATGAATCTTCTGTAGTCCCCACAGAAAACCTCATTCCATTATTTAAACTTACAATCTGTCCAATTTGAGCGCTATCTGATCTAAATCTTATACTTGGTCTATGTGAACCAGCAGAAGGATCATCATCTTGTATTGTCAAAAAATCAGTATCATTATCTGTGTTTCCAACAATATCTAACTTACCTCTAGGACTGTTTGTTCCTATACCTATACTATTTGTAGTGGTAGCTCCTCTATCAGTAACAGTTTGTAGGGTATCCTCATCAAAAGGGTTAGCTCCTGTCATTACAGGGTTTCCATCAACTGTTAATTGGCCACTAAATTGAGCATCTCCACTAACAATAAAGTCTTGTGCGTTTACTTGGACAAAAGAGTCAGGTTGGCCTAGAGATAAAGTTTTATTAGACAACCCTCTTATCGCCCCATTTTGTTCAAAAACAATGTCAGTTTGATTTAAGCCATCTCCTATAAAGATATCTCCACCAGCGTCTCCGATATTGATAGCTCCTGTTCCAGCAGTATTTATACTAATACTCTCTGATAACTTGCTATATTCTATAGAAGCTAATGACTCTACTCCAGTCCTGAATTGGAGGTTGTGCTTATCTATATAGAAATTGTCTCCTGTTACTGTCGGCATAATTTATAATCTAGAACCCCCAATTCGCTTGATGTTACTAACTGTACTTACACCTATTTTCATGATGTATTCCCCCATCTTTTTTAGTGAATTTAATCTACTGTCTCCAAGACCTCCTTGTTTTGTCATGGCTATTTTAAGGGGTTTTTCAAACCACCCGAATCTTGCGTTAGAGCTAACGCTACAAAAACCGACCCTTAAAGGTTTTGGGAACCAAGAATCATTAACTATTGTGATAGTTTTGCTCTTATATTCTGTTTTTGAATTAAACGGAGTGTCTCTATAACTTCCTCTTGGCTGGCCTGATACAGTGGCGTTATCATAATCAAAACGGCCCTCTGCGCCCCAGTTGACATCTTGTTCAGGGACATTAGCAAATTTACTAAATTTTCTATTAGAACTATAGAAATCAGAATCATAAAAATTATCGCCATAAGCACACTGCTGATGATGTCTTGAGCTACAAAAATAAAACAATAAATGTGGACAATAACTCCAACTTGTCGCATTGTTATAAGTTGTAGCAGGTAGCTTTGCTTCCCCAGTAATTCTAATTGTTGATTTGGGCGGTATTTCAATTTCTTGAAAAGTTCCATCTGGAGAGTCATATCCTCCAGTTCTACCACCATAAATTCTATAAGCTCCCTCTTCCTCTTTCCAACATTTAGCGGCCCCTCCAGCAAATATAAAATCATTACCTAAAATGTAATCTTTATCTTTTACAAGTAGGCTTGACGCAGGAGGGTCATTTCTATAAAGTTCTCTACTTGTTTCATAGTAATAAGGATCACTATTTGCATCATCAGGAATATTTTTAAATTTTGTATAAGATATTGATTTATGTTCTGCTTGGTAAGCTCTCACAGGATAGTATCTATAACAAACTTCACATTGAAACCAGTTAGCACCATTATATAAATATGGTCCATGCCAACCATTATAGTAATTTTGAAAATGAGTGGTCATAGAATTCCATAAAGTAGGAGATCTAGAATAATCATAATCATAAATTTTAATCATTCTATTATACCAATATCTACCATTACGATAATACATGTATCTGTTTTCGTTTGAACGGCGGCAGTTTAAATAAACAGTATTAAATATATTGTTATCTACATTCCCACTATAACCACCTCTATACATATTTGCTATGATCCAGTTTCTCCAAGTGGCATAATACAAACTATCTGCTCTTACATAGTAGGCATGAGAATTCCCCATCCCATCAATTACTAGACCCTCAACATTGTGAGAGTTTCTCCAGTAGCCGTCATTATAACCTCCTCTAAACCAGACTTGGTTACTAGAGCTACTATTCCCCATTCCTAAAAACTGAACATCTTTAATTAAAAGTTTTCTATCATACCTGCTGTGACCATCTATTGTAGTGGTTGTAGATCTGCTTCTAAAATAGATTGAGGGTTTATCTACAGAGTAATCTGCTCCTCTGATCGTTATTTTTCTATTAGCTTTATAAAGAAAAGTTCCAGCAGTAGCAGCGTGGGGTAAGGCAGGAGTGAAAGTTAAGGTGTTGCCTGATTTGTTTGTTACTTTGTGTCTCTTATTGCAGTCTTGATAATAGGAACTACTTCCATAACCTCCAAAAAGGTTTGTCCATGTTTCATCATCTGTTTTTACATGATCAACATAAAACTCATCTCCTACTACATAATCACTAGCTTCATTTATTGTTATTGTGGTAGCGTCTTTGGCGGCGGTGGTGGCGATTTGAGAGGCGACTCTTCTTACTGTAGATTCGCCATAATGGTGACTTCCTGCTCCTCCTATGTAAACCTTTTGTCCTACTACATTTGTCGAAGATAAATTAGAAGTGAATTTAATTACATTTAAATTATTATTAATTTCTGAAACTTCTTTAACATTCCTTGTGCTAGAGGTTCCAAAAATTAGCTTTTGCCCAACTCTAAAAACTCTAGAATCACTTACTTTAATTCGATTTGCTTTAGCAGTCACGACTGTCTCTTCTGGTCCTACTAAATTTCTAGGATAAATATTATTACCATTAATATCATGAATGATAAAACCCTCATCTAAATTATGTGAGCTTTCGTTGTGGTTTTGATTGCTACTTTCCCAACTATTCCTCGACTGATTAACCCCATCTCCAGATAGAGGCCCAGTTGGGTATGCGGTATTGTTAACCCAATCTTCTCTACTTTTTAAATTAGAATACCTAAAATGTATACTACACCAATCACCTGTTTGAAAGTTTGTAGAGTCATCTACATTGAAATAATCATCTCCTGCGTCCCCTGAAACAGCGATTTTTGTTTCTTGAGTTGGAGAACTGCCAGTTGCTAGAAAACTTGCTCCAGCCTCGTTATAAACACTAAATTGATGATCGTCGTTATTATCTCCTTTTATAACCAAAGTGCTATCATCGACCATCTCATAAAGACCATTTGTCCTTACATTCAAGTTTCCGTCCATCCTTAACTCTGTGACCATTCCCCCAGAGTGTCTTAAATGACCATAAATACTAGAATCACCAAAGCCATCGCTTATTGTGCCACTCACATTATAAACAACAGTATGACCATTAGTAATAGTAAATGTATCTGCGTTTGCACTAGGAAATCCACCGCCACCCCATGTAGCTGCGTTATTAAAATTACCGTTTTGTGTAGAAGTATAATTAGCCATTTTCGAATTCCTCCTCTTCTAGTGTTGGGGGCGCTGCCAGCGAGCCTAAATCTGTTTGTATGACAACGCTCAATAAAACTTCTTCTTCATTATTTGTGATATTTTCTACCTCGAATAATTTTAGAGCCTCTTCATCTCCATAAAGAGAGGTCTCGTCTGTGTTTTTATTATATTTAAAATAAACTCTCATTACATTTTTCTAATCATCGCTTTTATATTATAAGATTCTCCATCACCACTTTCCATAGCTTGTGCAATAACAGTTCCTACTTTTATTTTCCAAAGATCTTTCGCCGCTTGTCCATGACCTTGTTTATTTGAAGTCACAATATAATCACCCACTTCGACTGGCCCTGTTACAAGAACAGGCTCTGCACCAAGCACTACAGGAGAATCAAAGTCTACCTTTGTGACACCAAAGACTAAAGTGTCATTTTCTTTTTTACATGGCTCAAGTTCTCCATCTTTATTTATTACAAGGACTGTGCCATCAGGGTATAACTTTAGTTTGCTAGAGGATGCGTTCTCCTCCAAGTAAGCACCACCTATGTAGTATGTAGATCTTGTTGTTCCATTTACATCAAGTTCATAGCTTGGAGAAGAAGTTCCTATACCTACATTTGCATTAACATATAAATCAGCACTTGCTGTAATCAAAGAATTATTGATTACAAACTTATTAGAAGTACCACCATTAGCTCTAAATTGAAGTTCTCCTGCTCCTATAATTGAAGTGTTAGCAGTTCCAAATATAAATTCTAGATTAGAGTTACTATTTCTTTCAAACTTTATAGTTGGTCCTGCTGAATCGTAAACATGTAATGTGGAACTTGGACTATTTGTTCCTATACCAACATTACCTGCGACAGTAAAATTATCTGCTCCTGGATCTGTTGTAGGGTATTCTCCTATTGCTACGCCGCGAGAAGCATATACAGACATTGCTCCATTGGCCCCAGCGGATAAACGTAACCCGTGGGTTGGGCTTCCTCCCGCCTGAACCCATGCAGCGTTATTATTTGCTCCTATAGAAGCGTAATATGATCCGTTATAAGCCCTAATCGGTGAGGTGCTACTAGAGTCTGCTACATGCAGTTTCGCTGCTGGACTAGTTGTTCCTATACCAACATCTTGACTTGTATCTATGAAAACTGCTGTGGTTCCATTGTTTGTTCTTAAACGTAAATCACCAACAGCAGTTAAAGATTTATCATTATCTACAAAGAAGTGTCCTCCTGCTGCATAAATATTGCCATTAACTTGTAATTCTTGAACAGGATTTGTTGTCCCTATACCAACATTACCATCACAATCTATACGAACTCTCTCTACATGATCTGCATCGAATGGACTTGTGTGTAAGGCCATCCCAACTTTTCTGTTATAACCTAAAGAGTCTTCAGAAACAGCGTAAACAGCAGCGGTTTTTCTATTTGGATTAGAAGCATCGGTAATATAACCTCTTAATTTCATTCCCCACTTAGCGCCTGTGTTTGCAACACTTGCAGGATCAGAGTTATTGGGAACTCGTAAAGTTAAAAGGTTATTAACATTACCAGCATCCATTAAAGGTGAAGTGCCGCCGACAGCTAATCTGACATCAAGTTTTGATTGAGGATCATCGTAGTTTATACCGACATTACCGTCTTTTGCGATATGAAATCTATTGTTAGATCCGCTAGTGTAGAAATTATGTTCGCTATCTGCTGCTCCAGCACCATTACCAGCATTATATTTAATGTTTCTTATTGCGCTTGTTCCGTCGCTGCCAATATTTATGGTTTGGGTTGTTGAACTAATCAGTGGTCTAGCGTAGTTACTACCCATGTTACCAAGAAGACCTTTGCCCAGTTCAGACATATATATAGCGCCACCTTGGGTGTCTACTCCAGCCCAACTATTAGCGCCTTTGACTTGCGCAGACCCTTCAAATAATCCTGTAACCCCAGAAATATAAGGGCCAGAGGAGAGAATGGAAGTCGTTGTGGTATTACCATTGTCACAAACGTCTTGGAGAGTTTGAGTCTCCGCAGGAGAATCTCCAGAAAGCAGATAAGGTATTCCATCTTTGGTAATTCTATTTCCCGCGCCTGTTCCATAGATACTGCCAGTGACCTCTGCATTACCAGTATAATCAATAGTAAATATTGGTGCTGCTCCATTGCCATTTACTACTTCCAGTATATTAGCAGAAGTATGAACAGTTCTAGCAAGTATTTGGATTGCGTCTGTTCCGTCTGCTGCGCTTGAGGCGATTTGTCCAGCAGCACTTGTGTTTTGGAAATGAAGTTGCTGTATCGTAGAACCAACTTGTAATTCAGCAGAATTACCACGTATATAACGTGAGGTATTAGTTCCAAATTGAAGTGTTCCATAAGCAGTGGAACTGGTATCTTCAATCATACCAATACCTTTAACGTGGAGTGTTTGAGATGGAACAGTTGTCCCTATACCAACATTTTGAGTAGAATCTTGAATCGTCAATGCGGCAGTTCCACCACTCTTTGACCCATCGGTTATTCTAAAGTCATTATAACCATATTGGCCCAAGAACCAGTTTGTCCCAATTTCATAACCTTGGAAAGAAGGAGTAGCTGAATCTGTTTTAAAATAAGAACCAGCACTTGTTGATTTAGAAACAATAAGAGAATCATTTCTTAATCTCTCATAAAGTAAACCATAAGTATTACCAGAGCCGACAATATGAACATCAGCTACACTTGAAGTTATTCCTGTATTATATACATTTAAATGCGCGTCTGGACTAGATGTTCCTACCCCTACATTACCATCGTGTTTTGCTATTAATCTATTTTGACCAGATGTATATAAACTAATATCACCCTCCATGTTGCTAGCAGAACTGTAACCAGCACGAAGATCTATATCACCAAATGAACTAGCGGTGCTACCAAATCTACTATAAATATCTATATAAGCACTATTTGACTCATTTCTATTACCAGCAGAGACAGTAATACTTTCTGGATTATAGTGTGTTCCTACATCTGAAGAGCCAAATAGACCTAAAGAGCCATAAGAATCTCCTAAATGGAACCCCTTACCAACAATACCTGTTGTGCTTATCGATATTGTATGACCTACAACTTCAAGGGTGCTAGATGGAGCATCTGTTCCTATACCTACGTTACCATCTTCTTGGATACGCATTAGTTCAGTCCCAGCGTCAACTGTGCTATCTTTCCTAAACCTATAGCTTGATGAGCTAGAGGTATTGTCGCAATCAATTTGGAAAATCATTGAGTCGGCGGTAATTAATCTCCCGCCAGCAACTCCATCTTCTCCTATTTTTACTGTGCTATACAGTCCCGTGACTCCAGAGATGTGCGGTCCCGTGGAAATTATGGAAGTTGTAGTTGTATTCCCATTGTCGCAAACGTCTTGAAGAGTTTGCGTTTCCGCAGGAGAATCTCCAGAGAGTAGATAAGGTGTGCCGTTATTGGTAATTCTATTACCAACACCTGTTCCTAAAACATCTCCTGCTCCAGTAATATCTCCATTGACATGCAGTGTGGAGTTTGGGCTAACAGTATTGACCCCCATTTTGCCATCATTCTTCACAATGGAGCGGGACCCTTGTGCATTTCCAGGTTGGAAGTAGATGTTTCCAGCCCCGTTAGTTGATTTAAGGGTTACATGGGTGTCAGATATTAATCCTGCTTGATAAGCATTATTAACTTGTCCTATAGTTAAAACTGGAGGAGTTATACCACCAACTGGATTGGATTGGACGCTTATATGACCTGATACTATATCTAATCTCTCTGATGGAGCATTTGTTCCAATACCAACATTACCATCTCCATCAATAGATAAATCTTTGCGGTTATCTGTAAGGTTATTTATAGTAAAATTACCTCCTAAATGTCTTATTTGGAAAGTATCAGAAGAATCTCTTCTTAATTCAAATCCGTGATTTGTAGACGCGCCATCAGCTAGTATATAGCCTTCATCTACATGAAGTTTTTCTTGAGGATTATCTGTTCCTATCCCCACCTTATCGCTGTATAATCCCGTAACACCAGAGATGTGTGGGCCAGTAGAAAGAATCGAAGTGCTTGTGCTGTTGCCGCGAGTCGTGACATCTTGCAGTGTGTCATTCTCCGCAGGAGAATCTCCAGAGAGGAGGTAAGGCACACCGTTATTGGTAATTCTATTTCCGTCTCCTGTTCCCAAGAAACTACCTGAACCAGAGATATCTCCTCTTACGTCCAGCGTGGTCAGAGGCACAGAACCGTCTGTATCCTGTCCAATACGAAGGCGACCGCTCGCACTAAGGGTCATTAGTTCTTTAAAAGAACTAGAGTGTGGACCTTGGAACCACCTAAAGTTCATGTCGTGTTCTCTAGCACCTAGAAGCTCATGTCTTAAAGTCGCACTATTATCCGAAACTCTAATACGCATACTAGAATCAGAACTTTTATCTATAAAGTTACTAGTAGTATCAAACTGAATTTGCGAACTGTGACCGTCTAATAGTATATCTTTGCCATCTGCGACTGTTACATCTCCAGACAAAAGTGTGGTTCCTCTTACATCTAATGTTTCAGTTGGAGCGGTTGTTCCTAGACCTAAAGAGCCATCTCCCTTCAGAGTCATTAACTCTGTGGTATTATTTAATGTCCAATGAGCCTTACTATTTGTGGCATCATATCCTATGTTAGTTTGGACTTTACCCCAATTGTTTGCGTTGCCATGAATCTTTATAAACCCATCATTAGTGAGTGTATCTGATCCTCCATATAGTCCTAAAGATGAATTTTCTACATTTTTAAATATATTATTAGCTACAGTTATATCTCCACTAATATTAACGGCAGTAGTGGTTGTGTTGCCGTTATCACAAACGTCTTGAAGAGTTTGGGTTTCTGCTGGTGAATCACCTGAAAGGAGATAAGGAACACCGTTATTTGTTATGCGATTACCTACGCCAGTGCCTAAAAAACTACCAGAACCAGAGATGTCACCTCTAACGTCAAGTTTAGCTAATGGAGCAGTCGTATCGACACCTATGTTTCCATCTTTGTCTATACGGAAGGCTTCTGACGTAGTGCCACCAGCTTTTACATTAAATGACAATGCATTGTTGTTGTTATCAATGAATTGAGAACTTATTGCATCGTATTGATTAGTAGCTCCGTAAGTTCTAAAACCAAAACTTCCATCTTTTGGTGCTAAAATATCTTTGTTTGCTATAATTGAGTTATCTACTCCTTTGATAGTATGCCCAACACCTAAGTCTAATAGACCTAATAGATTGATTTTATCAACATGATAACTACCCGCACCGTCAGCTACTTTGAAAGTAGAGCCATCATTATAAACAACACTATCATATGTCCCAGCAGAATCTGTTAATCCTATTCTTCCTCCTGCACCCAACTCTAACATTTCCACAGGATCTGGCACACCTATTCCGACACCCGTCCTTGTAATACGCATCCTTTCAGTCATACCTCCACTGTTAGTGGAAAATATAATTGGCTTATCTGTGCTATTAGCTTGGAGTTGAAGACCTAATGTGGAGGTAGAGATAACCTTACCTTCATTACCCACATTGAACTGGTTAGCTGTTACAACATTAGATACGCTAATAGCATTGGTGCTAGTAGCACCGCGATCTGTGACAGTTTGTAGAGTATCCGCTTCAGCGGCAGAACCCGTTGACACTGGGACACCGCTTATGAACAAGCCTTGATCAAATTGTCCACTAACGCCAGATATCGTCCCATCAACTGCTAATTTCGTTGTAGGGGTATTTACGCCTATACCTACATTATCAGCAGAGCCATCTACAAATAATGCGTGAGTATCAGTGTCACCCTCGACTCTAAAGTCGGCAGAAACACCTCCTTCATTAATAATGACTCCAGCGTTTTCCGTTTGTAAACGTGTTATGCCATTAGAAACAAGTTTCACCTGATCTGGAGCGAAGTCTAATCTTGTATCTGTATCACCAGCATGTCTTACAGAATCGGCGACATCTAATGTAAGTCCTACCGTGATACTATTAGTGGTGGTAGCGCCACGATCAGTAACAGTCTGTAAAGTATCAGCCTCTGCTGGATTATTCTCGCCAGTCAAAACAGGAACACCACTAACAAATAAGCCTTGTCCGAATACTCCACTGGTAGGCACATGAACGCCACCAGCGAAATTTAATACCATTGCATTCGCACCAGTGGATAATGTTGGCGTGGAATTAGAATCACTAAATACAAAAGCTCCCCCATGCCCCGCTTGGACTTTAGAATAAGAACCAGCGACTACACCGTCATCGGCTTTGATTTCGTTAAAGTCACCACCAAGAATAACAGAGCGACTTCCTTCGATTAGATGATTATTACCGCCTCCTATGACATTTTCCTCTCCACTTATAACATTTGATGCTCCAGCTCCGATAAAACTACGGTTGCTATTACCGTGGATTGTATTGCTCTGGCCTCCGACAATAACCGAACTACCCCCTTTGGCTGTGTTACCAAAACCTCCACCTATAAATATACCATTTACTCCAGTGGCTTTGTTTCCATGACCTCCAGCAATTACTGAATAGTCAGAACCTAAAACATCATTATTGTAACCGCCTACACTAGAAGAATATTGGCTATCTATTACATCAATTCCAGAACCACCCCCGATAAAGTTAAAACCTAATAAGTCTCCAGATATTTTGTTTTGAGCGCCACCGACCAAAGTATTGAAGTGTCCACTGATACGATTTCCTGTCCCTCCGAGAACTGCTGACCCTGTAGCTGGAGAAGCTCCAATAATTTCAGCAGATGCTCCAATAGCTACTGATTGATTTGGGAATAAAGTGAATTGGTCACTATGTGCTGTCTTAATTGATTTTACATCTGTTCCGAGAAGCAAACCTTCTGGGCTATCTGTAGAGTAACCAATTGATTTATCAGTGTCTCCATTGAAGATAATCTTCGATCCATTATAATTAATATCAGTAGTTGTAGCATTACCATTGTCCACCACTTCTTGTAGTGTATCTGCCGAACCTACTTGAGCATCGACATATCCTTTTGATGCAGCATCTGTTGAGGCTAAAGGGGTGGCGGGTATTGTTACTTGACTTGTAAATTTGCCAGCTCCTGCGACATCTAATGCGACTGTTGGGATTGTTGATCCTATACCAACATTAGTATTATCAAAATAACTTTTATCTTTTCCTACTTTTAATATTTTAGTCCCCGCATTTGCTGTAGCACTACCATAACTAAAGAAGGCTATTGGTTGATCAGTATTTGAGTTAGCAGACTGAACATAAAGCGGTGAATTACCTGCATTGTTTCTACTGATTAGGTTGTAATTAGTGTTAGTTGTATTTGTCTGTAACCCTTTACTGGTTATTATTCCATTTACATCTAATTTTTGTGTTGGATTAATTGTCCCTATACCTACATTACCATCAAAGAAGGATTCTGATTCAACATGTAAAGGCGTTTGTGGGCTAATTGTCCCTATTCCTACTCTGTCATTAGTGTGATCGACATATAGAATATCTTGGAAATTTACGTCTAGACCTACAGTAGTGTTTCCGCGAGCTGTTACAGTTTGTAAAGTATCTGATTCGGTTCCTGCGGCATCTCCAGAAAGTAAATAAGGGATACCTGTCGGACCAGTTAATCTTCCTGCCTCTCCTGTTCCTAACGCATTACCACTAACATTGAGATTACCTCCGTCTGCGTCATCTCCTTCTAATCCTCCTTCGATTGTGAAATCTCCTACAAGAGTTTGGTCTCCTTGGTTATAAAGATTTAAATCTGGGCCTTCTACTTCTGGTTCGAGAGTAAATGGCCCTACATTAAATAACTCTTCATTAAATCCTACTTCAGTATCGGCAGCTAATTTGAAAAATAGACCTGTTCCCTCTGGAATCCCATCATTGGCCGTTAGTCTAATTCTTTGCCCCTCTTGCACAGAATTAAGGGGGAAGTTTCCTACTAGAGAACTTCTATTTGTCGTAAAGTCTCCGCTAGTTCCATAAAATACAACAAGATCCCCTAAACTTGTGAAGTTTGGTGATTCATTAAACCCTAAATCAAACTCAATAAACCCAGTAACACCCGAATCATTTATCGGTTGATTGTTAAAATATTTAAGCGCATTTGCTCTTTCACTTGAGGTTGGTATACTACCAGTGTTTGGGGGGCTATTATTTGTATAGCTTTCATTTAAAACTGTTTGCCCCGAAGACCTAACAAATACTTTATCAAAAGTAGCCGTGTTAGCATATAAATAAAACTCACTAGTGTGGACTCCTCCATCTTGGTTTACTACTTGATTTCTAATTCCGAAGTTTCTAGTAAAAGTCCCGAAGACATCTATGTTTTGTGAGCTAGAAAAAGTAAAAGTAGAGTCTCCACCGATTCTATAATCAGAGAAAGCTATGGTTCCATCTGTGTTTAGAATGCTTATTTTTTGCCCACTTACAAATGGATCGGCAGCTATTTGTGCTGCTGAAGATAATTGTTCTCCATTTCTGTTTAAAATATTAAACTGTAAAGTTACGTCAGCTCCTTCTGTATAAACTCCACTTCCAGTTGTAATTTTTGATAAATCTGTAGAGTCAGCAGTAAAAGATGTCTGAAATTCATGAATATCGTTGGTCGTGAAAGACCCTTCAAAATATCCATTTGCAGTTACATCACCAGCCGTAGTTCCAACACCTATTTTTGTTGGTAATGAATTAGTTCCCCCGATATACGCAGCATAAAAAGCTCCTCCATATTCTTGACCTTTTTTCGTATAGTATAAACTTGAAGATCCTACAGTAACGTAAGGTCCATCTTCCGATCTTAAATCTCCGATAGGGGTTGTCCCACCAATAACAGTGGTTACCCCAGTGTAAAGATCCGAATAAGAAGCTCCGATAGATACAGGTAAAGAACTAGACCCTTCTAAAATTGCACTTACAAACCTAACATCTCTCCATTGTTCATTAGTTGCAGTAGTATGTAAATATCCCCCTGCACCTGTAGCTCCAGTAGCGAAATCTCTAGCTTGTTTTGCGTATGCAAAAGCTGCACCAGTCTTGGGTATTTTTAATACTGTATAGCCTGTTTGGTTCATTATAGGATTGTTATTCTATCTAAAAATGATTTAGAAAATGTTAAAGATTCTTCATAAAGGACAAATATACCTGATGATGCGTAGTCAGAATCGAAATATGCATTACCTGCACTGCCAGCTTTATTTCCTAATGCATTCACTTTAAAGTTATATACACCCACCTGATTAAGCCCTGTAAATTCTCCTCCAGTAATTGTCTTTTCTACAAATTCACTCGCAGATTGTCCATTAGGCAAATCTAAAACCATATTGTATCCTGTGATATCGCTAACTGGAGTGATCCCAGTCCACATTCCTGTGATAGTGAAGGTTCCATCTGAAGCGTTAGGAACTCCTGTCGTAACATTGTCAAGAACGGGAGCATCTAATGTTTTATATGTGACTCCATTTATTGTTTGAGCTACTTGATAACTAAAAGTGTCTACTTTTTCTTCGATACTTATATTTTTATCAATTAAATTAAACTTGCCCGTATCGTATTTTGTAGCAGTGACTAAATATTCGTTAGTGGCTTGTTCCTGCATAGAAATAACTTTATAGAAAAATGGGCTAGCTTTTGCTCTCTCAAATTTTGCAGGGCTACCCAATTTGACAAAAGGTAATATGCTTGGATTACTGAAACCAGAAACTATCGATCCATAATCTTGGTCTATAACAGATCCCGTAACACTTAAAATAGATATTTGATTTGGATTCGCTACAGAAAGTTCAGATTCAGTTATGCCCCTTGTCGGAACTTCAAAAGAAGTTATACCGCTAAAAACGGTAGATGCCCCTCTTGTCCTAGCTGGCATATTATACACGGCTATTTTACCAGTATTAAAATCAGACAATGTTTGAGCGCCAGTTAATTCAGATATTAGATCACCAGATCTTAAATCAATAGCGCTTGCATTACCTTCTCCTGTTCCAGAGGCGAAAATCCACCCTACTGTTACAGGATCAAAGTAAACCATTGTTCCGCTTTCGGGCAGACCTGTATAAGCTGCGTATTGCTGGAATCTAGGATCTCCTGCTCCTGTGGCTTCAGGATATCCTTGAGTATAACCAGAAAAAACATATTCTCCTGTGTATCTTGACCAACTATCACTATCTATACCTGTTACTGTAAAGTTGTCATACCTTTGTCTCCTAGAATTAGCTATTAAATTTAATTCTTCGTAAGAATCAGAACCTGTAGGATTGTAGACGCTTAACACTCCATTCATAGACGAGGAGTTAAATTGGTTTGTTAATCTAATGGTTTCTGCCTCTAAGTCTACAGCTAATACTTTTCCAAAATTTGCTACATTAGTTTTTAATTCATCTTCTACTATAACAAGATCTCCAGGTTTGCATAATAGACTTTCTAGTCCTGCGGTAAATGCAACTTGTTGATTCTCTTTTAACTTAGAGAAAATTTGGTGTTGTGCAGTTCTACGAGCCATCGCTCTAGAAGTGATGCCTATACCTTCTATTTTTTTCTTAAAAATACCACGCTCTTTAATGTCTTCCTCGTCTTCTACTACCTCAATTTTAGGAGAAAAATTATCGAATCTATCTCTATATCCGACTTCTATACAGTTAAATTGCTCATCTCTCCTATTGTTTGAGTAGAAGAAAAGACCATCTTTAACACTTTCGTTTGTGAATAAATTTACTGCTGTTCGCGGCCTATCGTCTACAAAATTAATTTCAGAATTACTAAAGAATGTTCTTCCTCTGAATAAAGCTGCGATGGTGTTTATCGCATCGAAAATCTTTTGTCCTTGGTCAAATACAATATTGCAAGAATATCGAGGCTCTTTACCTCCTCTTCCATCAGTTACTCCTTCAAAATATCCTTGCTCGTCTACAGCATCGCAAAATCTTCCTATTTTATATAACTGCCATTTATTAATGGTGTCACTATTTATATGAGAACCCATCCCATATCTAGAGCTAGTCAGCAAATCATATAAAATCCACGCAGGATTGTCTGTCCATATTAATTCGTCTCTAAAAGATCCATCCCAATCGCCTTTGTAAATTAGTTTATCTCTCTTACTTGTGTTATCAAAAAGTTCTTGATTATTGTAATATCTTTTATCTCTTCCATTTTTAGTAGGGAAGTAATTACTCGGGACTTTTACTTTTTTTAATTTACAGTCGAAACTCCTTCTCGGGATACTTCCAAAGGCTCTTGAATCTAATTTGGTTCCTACTATAGCGGAATAAGGATAAGGAAGATTAACTTTAATTATTTCTGTTACTTTTCTTACATTAACTGATTTAGCTAACAGAGCAGAGTTTGTTTCGTAAGAAAGTTTACTAACTTTTACATATCTCTTTTGAGTACTATCTTGATCTAAAGTTCCCGCTTCTATACCTACTTCACCATCAGCACTTAAGACTAATTTATTTTTACTTTTAGATTCAGGTAATTCGAAAGGTCTAGACAAATAATTTAAGTGATCATCTGCGCCATTGAGTTGAACTACAAATTCTCTACCAGTTGCAGCTTTATAATCAGGGTTTCCTATATCAATTAAGGTATTCCCTTCTATAAGAGCTACTATACGATAGATATATTCTTTATGTTTTTGTAGACCTTCGTTTTCAAGTATTGTTCCTGTTTCTACTTTTATGTTTAGAACAGTGGGGAATGAAGTGCCTATGGATAAATCTTTATTATCTTTTCCTCTCCCCGTCCTGACATCATCTACATCTTTGATTAAGGTATCTTTTAAAGCTGATATATCTATAGTGACAAAAGCCTCGTCTACGTTAGGATTATATACTGTATGAACAACAGGTATTTCTTGTTCATCAAAATTTGCGAATGAATTCTCTCCCCAATTTGAATAATTCCTTTGTATGTTTCGAGCGTCTCTTCTTTCGTCATCACTACCCTCGTTTAAAGGTAAACCATTTACTAGATCTGTATTATAATTAGTCGCGCTTTCACCTAAAACTCTGTCTCTAGTTAACATTGAGACATTAGTAATAATCCTTTGAGGGGTATTGACTTGATCTGCCTCTGTGTTTGAATTTCCCTCGGCTCTTGCAGTTCCGAAAGGTCCGAAAAGCTCTCTATCATATAGGTGATCGATAAAAACTTTGCTGAAATATGTAAATGCGTCTTGTGTCTCTTCTCCTTTTTTAAACTCGGCTAAGACATTACTATAATTGTATTTTAAATTAGTTGTATTGAAATTATTTACAGTAGAATCTGTTTGTATAAGATCTTCAGTTATCTCCAGAGTTTTAGCATATTTGAAAGAATTCAAATCGCTTAATGCCACAATAACCTCTCGGGGTATTTTGTAAGTATGAGCCTCGCCATATTTAAAAAGAGTGTTATCTATGTTTGTGGGAGCAAAAGTTTCTACAGAATCATTTTCAATTGGAAATTCAAAAATCAAAAACCCATGCATTTTTCCTGTCAGAGTTCCATCAGAATTAATTTCGGGACATGTAACATCCGTAACTCTCATGCCAGCATTCTGCATGACTGCGATTAAATTAAAATTGCTTTGTGATCCGACTGGGAAAGTAGTCATATTAAATAACTGATTCCCATCTAAAATTGATTTATTTAAATTACTATTTGAGTCTTCTACTTTGACTATAATAACCCCGCCGTATTCTTCTGGATTTAAATAATTAAATATTAAATTATTTACATTATCTTCGGTGAAATTTAAACGGTTTAAAGCTCTTAGAGCTAATTCTTTTTGAAGTCTATTCCCTCCTTGTTGGTTATTATTAGCGAACAAACCGTAAATAGTGTTTAGTTCATCATAAACTACTTCATTAATCCTTTGTTCGTTTTGATCAAATACGCCTTCGCTGTTACTATGAAACGCCCCACGGAAAGGGATTCTTCTTCCTCGGCTTATTTCGACAAACCTTAAATTAGGTTGAAAAGAAAAAACAAATTTAGATGATGCTAAAACTGTATCTGCCCATAAGAGGCTACCTAATGTTCCTTTAGCTCTACTATCGTCTCTAAATGCTGCATTAGAATCACTGTAACCAGTTTGTCTTTCTCCATTTAAATACCATTGGAAAGTTTGTGCTCCAGCACTACCCCTGTATTTTACGAAGCCTCTAATGTAGGCAGCGAAATCTGATATAGCTGCTGGCAATAGTGGTTCTGTTACCGAGTTTCTTAATGAGTTAAATAAGGTTTTAGTTTCCCTTAAATAAACCATAGCCACATCTGAATTAGAAGATCCTTCATCAGAATCAATTCCTCCAGCGGTATTGGAATTAAGAGCTGTTATTCTTCCATCAGAGCTACGATTAGAAGATTCTTTTAACTCTTGAAAAAACTCACTACAAAATGCAATCCCTTTAGTACTATCCAACTCCATATTAAGAGTTTCTATAGTTTCTGTTTCTAAAGTAGTTAATTCATCTCCAGTTGTATCAGAATCTGTAGTTACTGCTACAGCGGTATCATCTAAATAAATACCTTGTAGCATCTCTAATCCATCTACAGTTTTTCCATTGGCATTTACCAACCCCTCGATGGGTCCATCACTAATTAAATCTAAAGTTTCTGCATAACTAAATGAAGCTCCATATTGCAGCTCCCCCATTACAGGAGGTTTATAAATAGGCGGTTTAGGTTTTTTACGACTTCCACCGCCAGCAATACTAAGTTTTTTGAGTAAGTGTTTCATTATATTGGACTTACCCTATTACCTACAAAAACGGGGTTATTTCTACTCCCCCCTAAAGATTCTTGTGGCGCTTGATGTTGAGGAAATGATTTAATTGTGGCTTGTATCACTTGTGAACCTACCTTTAATCTACCATATCCAATCGGGACTGGGGAACCTTGGCTAGCTACATTGACTGTATTACTGAATATAAGGGAAGATTTAGATGCATCTGCCTCGATCTCCAAAGCTTCTACTTCTGGTTTAGGTGTTAAAGCGTAAGAAATCGCAGCGAATATAAGTGAAACGGCTATGTTAGCTAAAAGGGTTCCCGAGCCTAAAAAAAGAAAAACACCCGCGAATGGTCCTGCTCCTGTGATAGCTGGAACTAAATCTATAGTTTTAGGGTTTTTGACCCCTGTCATATGTTCTTCTTGGGTGACTCTTTTTTTGTCTATTATAATATCGTAGCAAAATCCTTGTTTTTGTAATTCCACTAACCTTTGAATAAAACCAATCCTATTACAATCTATAGCCTCTAAGACATCTTTTGGGTTTGGTAGGCTCAATTTAAAATTATCGCCGTATTCCCGAGCCAAAATTCCATGTATGTATACTTGTGTCATGCTACTGCCTTAATCCTTTCTAGTATATTTACATCAGCTTCTATGGTTTTGGGCGTATAAATATTTATTTTTTTTGTATTTAAACTATAAATCAAAAATGGTTGGCAGCAATTGTCAGACATTTTGATATCAAATTCAGATTCTGTTTCATCTCCTATCAAATGACTGTGGAAAACGGCTACCATATCGTAGGAATCTTTAAACAATAAATAACTTAGAGGATTTATTAAAAAATATGATCTAGGGTCTTCAGAAACATTGTCTTCTAATTGCACAATAAATTCTTTATTTTCATGATCATACCCAAGAAAACCACATATCTCCTTCGTAAAATACTTGTGAGCTATTTCTTTTATCTTATGGAGAGCTGAAACTTCTCCTTTACATTTGTGCGTTTCTGCCATAGCTAAATCCGTCAGTTCCTGGGAATCCACCAAATCTTGGAAATTTAGGTGTCGGGTTTGGTAAAAGTGTTTGTGGGGCTTCTTGGTAGCTTTCTTCAATAGCTTCGAATTCTCCACTACCTGTTAAATGATAAGGCCCGACAGTATGTATATCTACCATCCCGTTACCGATACTCATATTACCTGTAGACCCATCCCACCAAGCGATTAATCCATCTCCAGTCACACCGCTGTATGTCCCTGTGCATTCATAATAATCTCTTGGGACAAAATCTAAAGAGTTTGTAACTCCATTTGGAGTTCTTATGCTTTTATATAGAAAACCGATCTCTTCTTGATTAATAGCTCTATTCCAAACAGCCCACGGTCCAAGGCATCCGTTCATAGAAGTCGTGTAAGGGGTTGTAACGCCTCCGAATCTGGTATCATAACCTATCCTTCCTGGGTAATATTCCACAGCTCCCAACATAAATGTTTGAGGTAATGCTGGCGCGGCGACAGGCTGGTGAGCTAAACTGGTTGTTGCTAGTCTCTCCGCTAAACTGCCGAAGTTTCCAAGATTCTGTGATAATAATTGGTTTTCCCGATCCAGTCCATGTCTAGCAAACCTAGTAGTATTATCAGCAGATTTACTGACACCATTTACAAAGAATTTTATAATTGTATCTTGTTCTGCGCCCTCACCATTAATAAAATTAGCTGTTCCTGTGCTGTTAGTGATTACATATTGGACCCATTCTCTTGAATCCCCGCCGTTTTGTTCTTCGTGGAGGGAAACATTTCTAAAAGCGTTCTTGTCGGCATTTGTGCTTGTACTATTAATTTTATAGCCTAAATAGTTAGCGGCAATTGTGTTCGTTTTGTTACCTCTTATTTTTCTTGAGCTACTACCATCTTGTGTTTGTGTGGTTGTATTAGCATTGATGTTTAAGAATTGCATATTCGGCCAATTCTGATCATCTCTAGGTGTGGTGCTTAAGACCCCAGCCCCTACAGGGCTGTTTGTATTAATATTTACCCATCCCATAATTGTCCATGCTCCTGTGAAATGGCCAGTTAATCCTTGTTCTGTAGAATGAAATAACCCTGTGTGATTTGGGATTAAGTGATTATTTTCACTCGATGAGCCTGATATTCTGATTCCACTGAAACCACTTTGTATATTTTGTGCAGATATAAAACTCACTAAATCGATATCATTAAATCTTTTGCGACAGGCTGATAATTTTTTAGTGCAACCATCTCTTTGCCAATATGTAGGATTACCTTCTGGGGATTGACCGCTGTTACCAGAGACACAAACAAAAACTGTTTTTAAAGGTTTGCCATCTTCATTAGGATTCGGGCTAGGTAAAAGAATTGTCGGGCTTTCAGTGACAGCTATATCTCCTTTTATATATTCTTTTGTGGGGTTCCATATCGCATTTCGATCAGCTAAAAAATATGTTGGAGATGCAGCAGCGGCAGGATTTGCATTCCCTTCTGGCCTATATTTAGGAACGACTGGTCCCCCAGTGGGATCTAGAAATTTATCTCCATCAGCTCTTTCTATAGGGATTCCAGCATATCTACATCCTTCCCCTCTATATTGCCAGTAACAGAACTTAGATACGATATTTCTATTGTTGACTGAAAAATTTTCTAAATCTAATGGAGAATTTAATTCAAACTCAACAAATATCTTTGATTCTTGGGTTTTTCTGCCCATTAACCATGTTTCATCCGTTAGTTCTGCTTTAGGATCTGCTGAACCGAAAGGGTTTCCTCCTTCAAAGTTCACATCGTCTATAAATTTTACAGATACTCTCTTTCTAACTATCTTAGCATTCTTAAAATCCTTATAATTTTGTAGGAAATTAGTGATGATATTGTTTTGATTGGCTACTCTTATTTTTGGTCTAGCTAGCTTACCATCTCCCAATATATCAAAGCCTTCTGTTTCTACAGCTAACGGCAAATATTCTACTCCTTGCCAAACAATTGATTTTTCATAAACAGCACCTCCGTGAAACCCTAAAAACAAAGTGGGTTTGTTAATTCTGTCGGGGAAAACCCTAAATAATTCTAGTATGGCGGTCGGTTGTAGGTCTAATAGACTACTTGCTACTTTGTTTTTTCCTTCTGCCGCCATATTTTAAATTACACTTTATTATTATATAATATAAAAAAGAAGTGAAAATTACACAGGTAAAAGACCCTGCTGAAGTATGGCCATATTTTTATGAGTTTTGTGTAAAATCAAAACCTTATGACTTCTGCTCTCTCAAATCAAAAGCTTTAAGGGATTATAAAATAAAAAACGTATTCGAAGAATTTTCGTCTTACAGGGTTTATAAAGTTGAAAAAGAAGACGGGCCATTTGCTTTTTCGTTTATCAAAGAAGAGCAGATGTGTTTAGATTTAGTTTTTATTTTTGGTATTTCTTCAAAAGCTGGCAACTTTAAGCTCGCATCAACAGCTCGTCTTTTGGTAAAAAAAGCTCTTGAAGACTCTGATAAAGCTTATTTAAAAAGTGAAATCAGGCGCACTTTTAAAGTTAGGTCTTTCAAAAAATGGATTGAAAAATATTGCAAAAACGCTATTATCCTCAATGACGAGGACAACACTGTAATTTTCTGTAATAAAAATATTATGACCGTTAAATTCAAAGTAGTAGGAACAAATAAAGCAACTGAACATTTAGTTGGTAAGGATGCGTTCCTTAGATCAACTCGAAGAGTTAAGCATGGATTGCTAAGAGAAATTGCTATTGATGAAGAAATTTACCTTTTAGATGAAAAAGGGGTTGACTTTCTCTCTGAATCTGTTCTTCTAAATGGACTTATCTCTGATAATGAAAACAATGTAGGGAATATCTCCCTGCAATTTATACCAAATAAATGAAATCGAAACCTATCCTTTACAGGGTATATACGAAGAAGGGCGAGTATCATCATGGCTACAGTGCAAAGCTAAAAGGTTCTCGCGATTGGGCTATTGATTGTGCTAAAGCAGTTAGAGGCGTTGTAAAAGAAGTCTATGACGGCGATGTTACAGAAAAACTTATTTTTGATTATAGTAAGAAAGCCAAAAAATAATGTTTTCCATAATTAAATCTATTTTAAAATCTTTAGAATTATTTTTAAATATAAAAAATAATAAATTTTATTACGATTTACATAAGGAACATCAACAAACAGAAGTAAAACTTATTAATGAAATTGAAAAACTTAGGCAAAATGGCACTAGCGATGACGCTGATAGGGCTGACCTCTTGCGCCAGCAACTCGCTGATGAGCGTAAACAGTTTAAACATTTATCAACCTTCTATTCTAAAACTGGACAAGGGGCTTCCAATACAGACTAAAGAGGGTATTTATACACCTCAAACTGATGAAGTTTGGCATTCAGATGCTCGTTTCCGTAGATTAGAAAGAGAAATTTACTCTGGAAAATAACTTTTAGTGTAACTTTTATTTGACAAAAATTAAAAAATTGTAATAATAGAAAATATATATGAAAAAACTAGTAATTGGTCTTATGACTATGTTGGGCGCTGCTTTCAGTAGCGCAGGAACCGAAACTTCTTCTAGCCTTACTCAAGGTATCTCTGTAGATCTCGGAGTTTCTCACACTGAATTAACAAACACTAGGGGTCTAAAAGTAAGAGATGATGCATTTAACTATTCTCTTCTTCTCGGCACTGATGTTGGTGGAGGATCTCTTTCTGCTGGTGTAGGTCTCTTCGAAACAGATAATGACACTGATTCACAGGTTGATGTTTCTTGGAGTAGAGGTGTCGATTTTTTGGGTCAAGCTTTCGATGCTAAAGTATCTTTCCAAAAGGTAGAAACTGATTTCGGAGGTTGGGAGCAAGTTGGTTTGGGTTTAGCTTACTCTCATGAGTTGGCTGACGTAAGTGCAACTGTTTGGCATGAGCTTGGATCAAGCGCTTCCTACGGTGTAGAGCTTACTGCTTCCCGAATCTTTGAAACTCCAGTCGCTAATCTTAGCGTCATTCCATTTATCACAACTAACTTAGCTAACTCTTACAACGCAGTAGAGGTTGGGACAGTTGTTGATTATGATTTTGGCAACGGACTTTCAGTCGCAGCTAAAGCTACTTATAACCACAATGATGTAGACAATTCACCATATAGTCTTGATCATGATTGGAACTTTGGACTAGGATTTAAATACGAATTCTAATAACAGACTAAAAAAATTGTTATTAAAAGCCTCCCGAAAGGGGGGCTTTTTTTATATTCCGTGTAATTAATTAAACATGGAACCTGAAAAGTCTATTTTAAGAGAGTTTTTAAATGGGGGATGGTTAGTACCTCTAGTCGGCGCAGCAGCTATGTTTGCTAGACTTTTGTCTGGTCATAATGGATTATCAATAAAACAACAATTAAAAAGAGTATTAACAGCAGCCATATCTGCTGGTATTGCTTGGTTTGTTTTAGAGCAAACAGATGTATCCTCTCTTACGAAAGCAGTTACTTATGGTATTATTGGTGTAATTAGCCCTGAAATAATTGCTGGAATTGTGCGTCTAGGAGAAAAATTCGCTAAAAACCCAGCGAAATTTATTAAAAGATGAGACCTAAATTTATAGTTTATTGTTTAGCTGCTATTTCCCTTTGCTTTGCTTGGAAAGGTTTAATTCTTACGGAGAATATCGAATCGACCTTAAAAGAAAATGCTAGGCAATCGGAGTCTTCTATTATGGAAATAGGGATGTGTTTTGATTGGTATGGAGTAATTATAGTCGATTCCGTAGTTAAAACTTCTCATGGAGTCATTACTCCTTTAGAAATGGTGGATGTTTTAGAAGAGGAAAGGGTTAATAAAGATAAACTTCTAAAAGATTATAAAAAAAATATTACTTCTGAAGAAAAAGAATTCGCTCAATTTGTTTTTGATCAAGAAGAAAAAATAACTTTGTATGTAGATAAGTTAATTAAATGGGGTCAAGCTGGTGAGGTAGATAAAATTAAAGCTTCAGTTCCTGTAATGTATGAGATGACCGACCCCACGATTGACGCTATTAATCAAATAATGGATATAAAAATGTATTATAATGAAGCTCAATCTGAAATTTTAAATAATGAAATTTCGACTTATAGAGATTTTATGATCTTGGCTATCGTATTATGTGTTGTAATGTCGATATGTACTGGATTTAGTAGAAAGTGTGCGTAATGAATTTTAAAGGTAAAAAAGAAGTTGTAAAAGCGATTCAAAAACTCCTCGGTGTTTCTTCTGATGGTGCTGATGGACCTGTAACTTGGAATGCTATATTAGCGGAACTATCTACAAAAGAAGCCGTTAATCTCTCTGGTGGTATAGGAGATAAAATGGTTCAATTAGCTCGCGGAGAGATAGGAGTATCAGAAGTTGATGGTAGTAATTGTGGCCCAAGAGTAGATCAATATAAAGCTGCTACTTGGTTAGACCCAGATAAAGGTTGGCCTTGGTGCGCGGCTTTTATTTGTTGGCTAGTCAGAGAAGCTATAGAAGGAGAAGACGTTTCTTTTAAACGTCCTAGAACTGCGGGTGCTTGGGATTTTGAAAATTGGGCTAAACAACAATCTGGTAAAGGTGTAGACCTACGTAAGCCAACGAATGAGGACATCAAAGCTGGTGACATTGTTGTTTTCTCATTCTCTCATATAGGTCTCGCTGTAAAAGACATTGATTCTAGTGGTTATGTTATCACTATAGAAGGCAATACTAATGGCGCTGGTAGTAGAGAAGGTGGCTCCGTATTAGAGAAGAAACGCCATGTCTCTAAAATCAGGAGTAGAATCAGAATAGTTTAGTAGACATATAGTTATCGCTATATATAATACTTGATGAATAAATTCAACATCAAGGTCAACACCCATGATATCTTTAATTGGGTTGTTGGTAATTCAGTTTTTGATCCTATTGAGAGGTGTATCGACCCGACAAGATACGAGACTTTTGACTCGTTTGTCTACGACAGCGAGACTAGAACAAACATCACCCAAAACGAAGAATACCAAAAGTTTTGTTGGGAGGTCACTAGGCTTAAGAGATTGTCTCGGAAAATGGAAAAACAAGAGATAGAAAGTGTCTGCAAAGAAATTTCTGAAATTGCACCTACGTATGTTCTTTTAGATTATTAAAAAAGATGTTTTTTGGATTTATAAAAAAAATAATTAACTTATTTAAAAGTTACAACAAAGCAGTTGACGAGGTTGTGTCTCCAAGAGTTGGTATCGGTTCGACGAGCGTTGGCATTGGTTCGACGAGCGTTGGTATCGGTTCGACGAGCGTTGGTATCGGTTCGACGAGCGTTGGCATTGGTTCGACGAGTGTTGGCATCGGTTCGACGAGCGTCAGTATTAATTTAAGGAATTTGCCTTGGCCGAATTTTAAATATTTAAAAAATGAAATAGTAGGTAATCTTACCAAAACACGCACTATGGCTATGGATGATAACGGGACAATTCATTCATTAGGTTATAAGTCGAATATGCATATTGAGACTGATACAGCTACTGATTCTATAAAAAGAAATGAATTAGGTTATAAAGGTTTTATCGGCACTGTTGAAGCTTCAGATGGATACACTTATTTTATGCCAGCTTATGCGAGTTCTATTGGTAAGCTTGGTAGGAAGACTGGTTCTATAACCATAGAAAAAAAATTCAGGACGAGTCCTCAAATTAGATCTGGGGCAGAGGGGTTAAATGGTATTATTTATATGCCCTCATACACTAAGACTCTAAAGATTTATACTTTAGATACAAATACTGGAGAAGTAGGATCATACACCCCAGATAAACCAGTCAAAGGTGGATTTTGGTCAGCTTTTGGCCATATTTGGGGTGCAGCAGCAGATGCAAAGGGAGAGATTTATATGCCCCCTGCTTTGAATCAAAGCGTCGCTAAAATAGATAAAAATGGCGTTTTTAAATATCTTGAGGGAGAACCTGTTAAATCTGGGACCAGTGGGTTTGATGTCAAATATGTAGGAGCTACATATGTTGCATCAGTTAATAAAGTATTTTGCATCCCAAGAACAGGTAGAAAAATTCTTATCATTGATTGTTCTGACGATAGCTATGAAGAGATTGATTTGCCTCCAGATTTCTTGGCGGTAGCTAATAAAAACAAAAGCTTTCAAGGTTATTTAGCCCCTGACGGTTGGGTTTACAGCACGTTTTGGGCTGATACAAAATGTTTTAGGATTAATCCAGAGACTTATGAGATACAGTGGAAAGATTATGAATATGAATTTTCAGATGGCAACTTGACTGTTGAAGACGGCTCTGGTATTATGAGCATCGGGACGGGATACTCAACAGCACCTTTAGTAAAAGGCGACGATGTTTATCTTGGTTTGGCTGGGACTTCAAAAGCTATTAAGCTTGAATTCAATAATTAAAAACAAATGATAACATTACCTATTAAGAAAGAAGTTTATGATTACAGTAAAAAATTAGTAGAAGAAAATAATTTTGGGCAAAGAGGTAAAGATGATGGAAGTCCCAAAGAACAATTTATTGGGATACTTTCTGAAAATATGGTGAGGCAATATTTAAAACTCCCGTTAATAGAACCTAAAGGGTTTGATGGCGGTTACGATGTAATGTATAAAGGCCAGAAAACCGACATAAAGTCTATGAATAGGACTGTAGATCCCAAACCTTTTTACATAAATAATGTTTTTGATGTGCAATTGAAACACAAATCAGAGGCTTACATTTTTACTTCCTTGAATACTAAAAAGAAAAATCTCTCTATCTGTGGTTGGGTTTCTAAAAAAGATTTTAAAAAGAGAGCGTCTTTCTACCCGAAAGGGACGGTTCGGATGAGGGGTCCAGAATCTTTTCCCCTAAGAGCAGATAATTGGGAAATAGAAAATAAAGATTTAAATGAATTTAGTTAACGATATTCCTATTACTTCAGATGATTATGAGCATGTGAATTGTATCGTAGAAATACCTAAAGGGACTAATACAAAATATGAGTATGATGAGAGTTTAAACATATTTAAATTAGATAGATGTCTTGTTTCTTCTTTGCAATATCCAATAAATTATGGGTTTATTCCACAAACTATTGCCCTTGATAACGATCCTCTAGATGTTTTAATTTTTAACCATGACCCTATAGATAGAGGGAGTTTAGTATCTTGCCGTGTCCTTGGGGTTTTAGGTTTTATTGACGGTGGAGAAGTTGATAATAAACTAATTGCCGTGCCTCATTGGTCACCTGTGGATAAATACAAAACAGTTCACGATATTGAATTAGCCCACCTTAAAATCTACAGGCAATTTTTCAAAATTTACAAAATAGACAGAGATTCTGATACTAAAGTGGGAGATTGGAAATCTAAGAGTGCAGCTCTTCAAATAACAAAAGACTCTCACGAAAGATGGCTAAAATCTAATCAAGAAAGATTTCAGGAGGAATGGGCAGAAAGGCAAATTTGGTCTAAAATCAAAGAAAAAGGTTACATAGTTTATCCTGATTAGGTGTAAATAACAATATGGATATCATTCTTCAACTAGTTCAAGATAACCCTTGGTTTGGTGTAGTGACTGCTGGAATCGCTTTCGCATCTGCAATCGCTGCTGCCACCCCTACCCCTAAAGAGGGGACGATTTGGTCTAAAATCTATTCTATAATTGATTGGGCGGCGTTAAATGTCGGGAAAGCCAAGCAGAAATAGTCTACGGGTTATTTTATAGATTAATCTCTAGACACCCCCTCCCTTTTGGGTTGGGGGTTTTGCTGTATATTTACTTGATTTAAATTAATTATAAGCTACAATACAACTTATGATCTCCAATAAAGCTAAAGGTCTGTCTGGCTTAAGCCATGTAGCTCATACAAAAAAATTGATGGATGAGTCTGTAAAGAGGTATCATGACTCTTGTTTGTCGGCAGGTTTATCTATCAAGAAGACAGGTAAAGCTCAAGACATAGGGCATGTTGATTTTGTTGTAGAAGGTGAGACTGTGGATTTAAAAGGTTTAAAAAACTCTACAAGAGAAGGTAAGATACTTTTAGAGTTTCTAAATGTCGGTGGCAAAACTGGTTGGTGCAATGAAAGTGGAACCCCAGTTTGGATAGCTTTTGATGTAGGAGCTTTCTTTTTGCATGTTAAAAATTCTGATTTATACCAGTTAGCAAAGAAAAAATGTGATTTGAGAGACACTGTAACAAAAGTAAATGAGTGTCTTTATAAAGGTTATAGGAGAAAAGGTAGGAAAGACTTAATGTCTATGGTTAATCTACAAGATATATTCATTGCCAATTGCGAACATTGGATTCTCCCATATCAGGAGTATGAGCTACCTATAGATAGTGTTTAAGGGTAGTCTCTGAAGTCTCCAGTCCCTATATAACTAAACCCGTTATTATAAGGCTCTATAAACAAACCAGTGGTGACAGGTGCAGAACCAGTCCAAGATTTATATCTCTCGTTGATATTCCTGTTGTATTCTCTTAATAAGTGTTGTCTACCGACTTCACCATTTTGTCCACTTAATAAATACATACCAGTGACTTCAGCTCTAAAACTGGCCCAATCACCAGATTCAACTGAAATGCTAGAATGAATTTCGCTTAATAAGTCTATAGGCATACTCTTTTAGTTACACTTTTTTCTAGATTCTTGAAAAATCTATTGACGCAACTTAAATTGTAAGTATAATCGACTCTATGCTATTATGGATATTTATTATTATCGCCTGGATAGCCTTTATCCTATTTGTTTGCCGCCTTCTAGGGATTAATGCAGAACAGGACCGCTTTATTGAGGAGCATCAAAGAAAAAAAGAAGAAAATAAATGAAACGACAACTATATGACATGCTTCACAGCGAAGCTATTGCGGAAAGAGATAAGGCATTGCTTTCTCTTGATTTACTATCTGACCATTCCGTAGGTATTGGCGATCATTCTACAGATGATTACTGGAAGAATGCGAGGCAAGCTTTGGAACTTTTGGTCGATGCAGATGATCGTTTGGATTGTCTTCGCAGGTATTTTCCTGAAGAACATGCGTCGAATGTGAACGCATGAATGTAATACATGTCGAACGTTAACGTTAAAATCGACATGTCTAGAATAGAAGCCTTTATTTATTTGCTTTTTTTATTGTATTCTTTTTATATTTTATCTAATTATTTTATATGGAGATAGACGAATTAGCCTTATGTGAAGAGGCAATAAAGTTTGATGGTCTAGATGATTGTATCATTGGCAACGATCAAAGAGGGTTTCTTGTTTATTCTCATAAAAAAATGCTTGACTATTTTTCTAAGTCTGGCATGAGTGTAGACGAAGCTGCTGAATACATTGAGTTCAATGTTGTTGGCATCAAACCTGATAACTACACAGTTGTTTATGAAATTTAATTACAGAAACTTTTTATATGGCTTATTTAGCTTAGTGGCAGGATTGACAGTGGGTTTGCTTTTGGCAGTATTTATTGGGCTTTGTGCTTTTTTTAATTCTCTTGTCACATTTCCCTTGCAAATTTACAAGCAGTCTGTAGAAGCGTCTCGGGTCAGAAGGTTACAGAAAATTTTTGGTGTCTCCAAAGACTTTAAACGTGCCGATTTTCAAGTCCCCGCTCAAGAAGAATCTATTTGGGATAAACATATCCGAAGAATGGAACAAAAAAAGAACAACAATAATAATAACTAATGAAATCGTTTTACGAATTAAGTTTGTATGTCATAAAATGGGCAGAAGAGAGAGGTATTTTCAATGGTGGAGATCCTTTGGCTCAATTAGATAAGACTCAAGAAGAGTTGAATGAAACAATAGAGGCAGTAAAGAATGATTTTCATGGCGGTGATCATACTGAAATAGCTGATGGTATTGGCGATATGCTTGTTACTATTATCATTGCTGCCAAAATGATGGATCTTGATCCTACTACTTGTCTGGAGCAAGCATACAACGAAATTAAAGATAGAACTGGCAAGATGGTTGACGGAAAATTTGTAAAAGATGTCTAAAAAAGATTTAATAAAAGCTTTAGTAGGTGGACTTGTATTCGGTTTACTCGTATTCGTATTCATTCAAATCTTTTTGTTTTTTGTAGACACAGAGTTTGAAACAGATGAAGTTTTAAAACCAAAAATCAAAGTCGAAGTTATGGCTCCAGAGGTTCACCCTTTAGAAGAAGGTGAGCCAGATGTCACAGAGGTAACATTCAAATATGAAATAAGAATACAGAATTCATATGATGATGAGCAGCTAGAAGTCCTCCCTACAATAGAAGATGTTTTAGATTATCTAAATGAGTATACGAGATTCCATGAAGACTTATATGTTTATGATCTAAAAACAAGAGAATTAGTTCTTGATTCTAAAACTTATGGCCAAATTAGACAGGAGCTATTAAATCATACAGACTTATTGATTGACGCTTCTAATAATCCTGACAAATATACAGACGAACAAATATTCCAACTACTAGTAGAGTAATGAAATACATATTATTATCCGTGGGAATTGTAACCGCCGCCAGTTTAATTTATCTCAAAAAAGATAAAATCATTCTTAATGAAGAATTAGTGGTGACTTACAACAAACAAAAAGAAATTCCAGTCAAAGTCACTCTCACTAAGTATCAACTGGAGAAAATGCTTAACATGATCGATGAAGATAGCGGTTATGGTGGTCCTGCTGCACCCCAAGACAGTCTTACCTTTACCTCGATAGCTAAAGGAAGTAAACATTCAGAAGAATATAATATTTCTTCTACGCATTTAGCTAGGAAACCAATTGAATGATCCAAACAGAATTATTTGGAGAAATTTATTCGATACCTAAAGGAGTAGAAACTCGCCAGTGCAATAAATGTCACAAGGTTCTACCTATTGATAGCTTTTCGATGCATGGAGGAGCAAACTATTATCGACCAGAGTGCAGAAAATGTAATAATGAACTAGCTCATGTCCGAGAGCGTTTAAAACAAATAACACCTCCTCCCTCACCCGATCACCGCTGTCCTATTTGTGGGGGAAGTGAAGGGGATGTCGTAGGAAAAGGAGGGTTAAAGTTGGGCGCTTGGGTTTTAGATCATTGCCATTTAACAGATAAGGCCAGAGGTTGGCTTTGCCATCCATGTAATCGTGCGATTGGGTGTTTTAAAGACGATGTTAATTTACTTAAAAAAGCAATAGAATATCTTAAACAATGAAACATAAACCAGAAAAAGAAAAAAGTATTTGCTGGCTTGGTCAAATTCCCGAGGGAATGAAAGACGAGATGCGTTATCCCACTGAAGAAGAGTTGGATAAATTTTTAAAAGAAGCAGAAAGGGAATCGAAATAACATGTTTATTTACCTTCCATAAAAAAATATCAAAATGAACAGTAAAGAACTACTCCAACTCCACGATGACACTTGCAAATCTTGTAGGGACATCATGCTTAAGAAAAATAATGATTACACTGGAGGCAAAACTGCCACAGATATATTCGCTAATTTTAATTCATCCAAAATCCTTAACATCCATCCTGTGCAGGGTTTACTCTTGCGTGTTATAGATAAGGTGCAGAGAATCCGTTCGTTCACTAACGATAAAGAACTATCTGTTCCAAATGAGACAGTGGAGGACGCTTGCGATGATATCGTAAATTACGCGATATTAGCTAAAGCGATGTTGATGGAAGAAAGATCCCAGATCGAACGACCAGTTTCCAAATTACCAACTGGAAAAGAAGAGATCCAAGCGGAAAAGCGTATGAATGTTATCGGACAAAACGGTAACGAAGGTCTTCACTATAAGCAGACTTACTCTGTCGGAGAGGGAGATATGCCATGAAAAATGTTTGGAGATTGTGGGCAAAAGCATTAGGAGAAAAACAGGGAAAAAATCATGAAGCTGATTGTGTAGCTTTCATTAGAACTGTAATTATCCTTCAAGCTGTCGTCTGTAATTTATTTATTGTAGCTAATATTATAAAGAATTGGTAATGAAGATCGCTTTTTTAATGTGGTATGACGGAAAATTTAAATCTTATGGAGATAACTGCCATAAAATAAATAAAGTTTATTGCGACAAATATGGATATGATTTAATAAAATCTTCTAAGAAGTATTATACATCTTCTGCTTGGAAGGGAGAACCTAGAAGCGGTCATTGGGAGAGATATCCGTTCATACTTGAATACATAAATGATTATGATTACATAGTATGGGTAGATGCTGATGCTTTTTTTTATAATATGTCTCCTCCTATAACTAAAATAATTAAAAAGTATAAAAAAGAAATTATGTTTGGCGAGGACGATTCTAAAATCAATCCCCCTGCAATAAATACAGGCGTTGCTATTTTCAAAAATACACAGAGGGTCGTGGAGATTTTAAAGAAATGGTCTTTTTCAGATGAACTAAAAGATAAATATTGCGGAAAAAGAAAATGGAAAAGTTTATTGTGTCCTAAAATGAACTGGATTGAAGACCAAGCTCTTGTCAGAGGTTTTTATCAAGACGATGTAGATAATGTAAATAGCATAACAAAACTTATTCCTTATTTAGAGCTTCAGCATTACAATGTCAGTGAGCGCGAGATACTAGCTAAATTGAAAGCTTTACCATATGTCTTTCATATGGCTGGTGATCATGATATAAGAGATGAGGAATCAAAAAAATATCTTGATCTTCTCCGTTTTCTCGGACACAGTGTCTGAAACATGAATATATTCGCAGTAGATACCGACCCCAAGATAGCCGCACAACAATTGTGCGATAAACATGTAGTAAAAATGATTCTTGAGTCAGCCCAAATGCTTTGCGCTGTCTTCCCCAAGGGAGATGCTCCATACAAAAGAGCATTCTACAATCATCCATGCACTAAATGGGCAAGAGAATCCGAAGAAAATTACGAATGGCTACTTTCTCACGCTTACGCCATGTGCCAAGAGTATACTAGACGCTACAGTAAGGTGCATAAATCTCTAGAAGCTATCCACTGGTGTGGGTGTAACTACCACAAATTAGATCTACCACGCATAGGTCTGACTAAGTTCGCTCAAGCAATGCCAGATGAATACAAAAACGAATGCTCTGTTACAGCTTACCGCTCTTATTACAATGGAGAGAAAGCTTACTTCGCTAAATGGAGTAAAAGAGAAACCCCTTCTTGGTTTATTTCCCAGATCGAATCATCTTGCGCCAAATAAGTCCCAGATCGAATGATTTTTTTTCAAATAAAAGAATTAAAATTATTTAAAAACAATTAAAATTAATTAAAATTATTTTTAATTTGATAAAGATTATTTATGGAAGTAATTAAACCTGAAACGTTAATTACGTTTATTTTCTGTGTCGTTACGGTGAGTGGATAATTCATCTCCGTATCAAGTCTAATTCCTTCCTCTCTCATCTCTGGGGTCACAATCTCTGATACAAAATCATATAGACCTCTTTTTTTTAATAACGAATAATAATGATCTATTTGTGCTTTTTGTGCCTCTACAATTACGTCCATATTATAGTGTAATTTTATAGCACTTGTCAGATATCTAAAGTATAGTCCTTCCTTTGTTGTGAGTTGGGAAACTACAATGAGAGTCATACTATTAATTACACTTATAGAAAAAAAATTAATTTAAATGAAAAAAAAGACTTGCGCTTGGTTCTGACCCATATATAATACCCAACATATGAGCGAAACACCAAAGAAAAGAGGACGCAAGAAAGGTTCTACTTCATTCACTAAGATCAGACTTAAAGACTTGTCTGATCGTTTGCGTGATGTAGGCATGACCAATCAAGCGACCATTGTAGTATCCAAGCGTTGGCTGGAAGATGTAATCGAAGCACAAGAAGCCTTGACAATCGATCCTGCTCCCGCTAAAAAAGAAGAAACCGAAGAGAGAATCGAATTTACCGTAAACACATTTGATTGATGAGCAATACCACTGATATGTTTGATGGGCTGATTGGACAGGAGACACTTAAAAAGCGTCTCAAGTTTTACAGCAGAGCAAAGAAAGCTACAGGAACGCTTCCTTTTATTGTTTTTAATGGAGCTAAAGGATTGGGCAAGACAGAGTTTGCGAAATCTTTTGCTAAGTCTCTACAGAAGCCAATGATTGAAATTAATTGTTCTACCATTCGTAATGCAGAGCAGTTCTTTGAACAAATTTTTATTCCTGCTATTTTAGATAAGGACGTTACCATTCTTTTGGATGAGTGTCACTCACTACCCAAAGATCTTGAGATGGCATTCCTTACAATATTTAACGTAGAGGGAGCGAAGACCAAGAGGTTTGAGTTCGGTGAATCTACCTTATTCTTCGAGTTCGAGCGTCAGACTTTTCTATTCGCTACTACAGAGCTTGATAAATTGTTCCCACCATTTAAAGATCGCCTTACTCAACTTGATTTTGAACCTTATACCGCAGATCAGTTGGGTGGCATACTGCAAAGAAAATTAGACTGGATTAAGTTCGAGGGTAATGTTCTTAAAGAAGTCTGCCAAACAGTTCGAGGTAATGCACGGTCTGCTATCAAGAGAGCATTAGAGATCAGTGCATGGGCCGAAGTTAATAACAAATCCAGATTCGGCAAAAAAGAGTGGGATAATCTATGTGACTTGCTAGGTATTATGCCATATGGTATCAATAACACCGAGCTACAAGTGATGCGAATCTTGAAAGAGCGTGGAGCTTGCACCTTGCAGATGTTATCTGCTGTTACTGGTATGTCTAGAACCGCATTACAAAAAGATTCAGAAGTGTTTCTCTTGAAGAATGGGTTTATGAGAATCGATGGCAAGAGAGAGATTACAGGTAAAGGAATTAAAGCATTAGAAAAGATAGGATAATGGCCCAAAGAAAAAAGATTTACAAGCCCCCTTCCACGATAACCGTGGGAGGGATGAAGTTCAAAGTTGTCTTCAAAGAGATGGATGATTTCGGGCAAATGGATTTTGATAAGAGGGTTATTGCAATCAGAAAAGGTCTTAGTCCAGAGGAGCAGTTAGATACTTTGATTCATGAAGCTCATCATGCAGCTTTAGGAGTCGGCGGTTTATCTAACATTCTCGACTGCGATAATACAGAAGAGGCTTTAGTAAGAATTGTGGATTATATGGTTATTCCACTTGTCAAAGCAGAATACAAGAGGTATATTAGCGGCAAATGAAATGGTATACAGTAAAAGTCACCGTAACTCAAGATGTGCGAGTGGTAGCAGGAAACAATACAGATGCTTGTAACAGGGCAGAAAGCCTAGTTCTCACAGAATTGTTAGGGACAGAAGACCAGATACTAGCAGATAGTAACATAGAAACAGAAAATGCAGAAGAGCAAGATAATCACAGTAATAGATAAGACAGGATATGCTACAACTGTTTGTTGGTTGGGGGATGATAAATTTTCAGAAGACATTAAGAACTTCGACCACGATAAAGTAGAAGATTTAGATTTAGTTGCTATGGATGGCACTATTTCTTATTACTTCGAGAAAGAAGAGTTGTCAGAAGATAACGATTTAGTAGGAAAGACTTGGGATGGCAGTGACAACCCAGATCATGAGATAGAGACAATAACATCAGTTTACGAGATTAATTAATTTATGAAAGCAACCATTAACATAACAGACACCATGCTCAACAAGAGCATCATAGACGCAAACAAATCAGTTTGTGAACTAGCCAAGCAATTCTCTTTTGATTATTCAGAAGCAGAGAGTGGAGCCAAGCATCTAGTATCGGGTAAGTATCCTGATGGGACAGAAGCCAAGGTGACCTTCTATAAGGCTAAGACCAGAGGAGATAAGAGAATCTCTATTACCAAGCTAAAACATCAAGCAGAGGCAGGAGATACAGTAACACTCAAAAAGAATCGGGGTAAGATTATTATTCTTATTAATGATTAATTCAGATCGACAATGAGTGAGTATCAATCCCCCGATGAGCTTATCAGAGAGCTTTTCAACGTCCTATCATCTGCTGAAGCAGATCTCATAGCACTACGTCAGGTAGACAATTCTGGTAGGACTAAAGAGACTCTAGGGGAGATATACAGAGTAAAAGAACTAGTAGAATATAATAACAAGTATTCCAACGCTAAGAATATAGATTTATTCAATCGCCGTTTGTAATTATAAAAACACCTCTTCTTTCACGCATTTACAATCACTCACAGCATAAGATACATATAGGGGAGAATATAAAAGAATATACTGTAAACATAAGGATTAATCTTTATTAGCAGGATAGCTTTCAACCTACCCTTTTTAATTAATTAAATAACATTTTTATTATTTTTAAATAGTTTATGGAAGACGGAACCCCTTGGGGGACAATTATTCTCTTTTTTTCTTTTGTTTTACTTGCTTTTAGTAGGGGAGAGAAAACATCACATAGAGACGAAGACATAGACGATTACTGGTCTGATGGCTAGGGTGCGTAGCCCAACTGGCAGAGGCAACGGACTTAAAATCCGTAAAGTGTGGGTTCGAATCCCACCGCACCTAGATTGCCCAGTTCAATTCAAATAATCTAAATAAACAAGAAGGCCCAGGTCGTAGGATCAAACGTAAATAACTAAATAATGCAGGTCGCGGCATATAACGCTTAATAATGATGTTGATGCCGTGATATCCAATCGCGAACGAATTTGATCTGTTTTGGGTTTTGAATTAAATTTAATTTTTTTTCTTTTTATTTCTTGACTACCACCGTAGGTGGTAGTAGTATATGCACATGACTGAAACAAAAGAGTATCCACTACCGACAGTTCACCTTAATGGCACTTCAAAAGAATCGTTATTGGAGGGAAATGTTCGAATCCTATCTGCTATTAATGAATTAAGGGAAGCTATTAGTTCTTGTGAATTCCACGGCAGAGATTATTATATCCAAGATCTGGAAGCTGTGGATGTTGATGCTTTCTCTATGGCATATGATGAGAGGCGCAAGCACCTAAACAATATAGGAGACTTCGAGCAGTATGTTGAGAAGCACATCGAACATATCCACAACCAGTGATTGAAGTCTTATTACTATTAATATTATTGTTTATACAGACCTTAAGAAAATGGACTTAATTAAATTACACCAAGTAAAACTGTTCGCATTAGAAGAGATGGACAAGTGGGGCATATCTGATTGGAAGTTTGTATGGGATACTAGAGCTGTTCGAAGATACGGGCAGTGCCGATACGGAAGTAAGGAGATTGGTATTACGAAGAAACTCGCAAGTATTAATACTCTCGAAGAAACAAAAGATGTTGTTCTCCATGAAATCGCCCACGCACTTACAGGCCCAGGACATGGGCATGACTTTGTATGGAAACGTATGTGTCGGAAGGTCGGGGCCAGACCAGAGAGGTGTTATAAATCAGAAGATAACGGGGGCAATGTAAAAACAATCAAGGGTAAATATAAACTCATTAATAAAGAAACAGGTGAGGTCTATCGATACTACCACCGCAAACCTCGAAGACAGCGTTGGGATTGTATGTGGATGAGAGGTAGAAAGAAAGAAACATATGGTAAGTTGCAGGTCGTGAGATCTTGACTAAATAACTATAATACCAGATCAAATAAGATCAAATAAATAACCAAACCCGCAGCAATGCGGGTTTTTTTGTGTGCATTCATAAAGATTCGCCTTGTAAGTCACTGATACTCAACGAGTTAGGCGGGAGCGCCCCCCCGCGCCCTCTAACCCCTTGATACTCAAGGAGTTACGGGGGTTTTAGATAGCAACGGTCATTTGCTTAAGCACTAAGACAAAGCCTAGCTCTTTAAGAGCTTCGATGTCATAGTCTGTCAAGGTTTTTCTTCCCGTTAGTTTCTTTATGGAGTTCCTTATGGATTCATCTGCCACATAGGTGAGGGTGTTTCCATAAACTTCTTTTTGTGTTACTTCTATTGTCATATCTTATTACTCTCGTTTTCTATAGCAGCAAAGGGTTAAAAGTAAAGTCATCATTATTATAAACCAGTGAGGATCTATTAACATGGCTCTACTACGAATCCAGTTTCATCTTTCTTAGCAAGACCTTTCTCTAGCAACCCAACAATTTTACCGTTGCCATCTTTAAAGCGCAAGTCTGAATCGTCGCCATCGATCACTTCGATTCCAAGCCATGTCTTTGGGAGACTTCCTCGGAAAACGACAGCGACGTTTCCACCACTTGCACACAAGCTTTGAACTAATGTATCGGGCGTTGTTTCATCCCTGGAGTAAGTAAGATGGTAATTGTCAGGGAGCTTTCCCTCTAAGTATGCAACGAATCTTTTTAAGTGTTTTGTGTAGTCGTAGAATTGAGAATCTGGAAAGTGTTTGACCACCATATTCTCCCAAGGCAAGTCGCTTGTGAGATTAAGCCTGAAACAAGAGTTTATTTGTTTCTTCGCCGCGCTCTTGACCGAGCTTTTGATTTCCTTGAATAGCTGCGATAAGAATTCAACCCGATCCTCGAAAAACCTCTGTGTTTTTTTAACTCGGGCATCTTGAACTGAATGCATTGATCCACGACCAGCAGTATTGAGGCAAGCAGTAGAACAACCAACAGAAGCAGAAGAGCAAACATTTTTTCCTGATAAGTTAAAGGGTGCAAGGTGCAAGCCATAGGTTTTCCAACCATACTTTTCGCCCTTACTCGTTTTATAGTTTCCTGAATTAAGTAGGTTTGACATGAGCATTAGTATACAAGACTCGCTCGGTTTGTCAATTTTTTTTAATTAAAATTAATTAAATTAATTTACTTGTGGTAAACTTTTTTTGCAATGTGTTTCCTGTCGTCATCTGCTTCTTTCACAGTGTTTATATCCCATAGCACAAGTCCATCATACTCGGGCTTGCTGTCAACAGCCATTTCCAAAGTATCTATTACTCGGCCAGTGTTATTAAGATAAGTTTTAAGCTCTATTACTTCTCCAGTATTGCCATCATAATAGCAAATAGAAAAAGATTCTGTGGTTAGTCTCGGTGGTGTCATGGCTTAAATATAGCACGGGGGCAAACCGTTGTCAAATTTAATTGCATTTATTTTCAGTTGTAACACGTTGATAGTCAAGGGGTTACGAGGGCGCGGCCCCCCGCGCCGCCTAACTCATTGATAACCAACGAGTTACGAAGGTTATTACTTTAATGCGTGTCAAGAAAAAAGTTTTAAGAAAGCACAAAAAAACCCGCCCCCTCTCGGGGACGGGCTGTGATGGGTTTACCTACGCGGGAAGCGCGACCATCTCGGCCTCTTTCGCGGCTTCCTCGGCGGCTTTTTTAGCCGCTTCGATTTGCGCGAGCGAGGTGTGACCCGCTACCCTGTCAAAGATTCCTTGAATCTTGCGAGTCCGATTTGACAACAAAGTCATATCGTTGCCCTTGAGATTCTCTGTGATCCCATTGTAGAGAGTCCAGAGAGAGCCGCCTTTGAACTCGTCGTGACGAGGGTTGCGAAACTCTTCGACAACATCGTAGATGCGACCTTTAGCAACGGCCTTGGCATCAACCAAGTCTACAACCAAGTCGGCAACGCGATTAGAAGCGACCTCTGTAGCCTTGTAGGCTTTGATGCGGTCGCCCATGTCGGACCAATGCTCGACGACACTAGAGATTGCATCCGAAAGGAGGCGCGAAAGATCCCCGACGATGTATTTTGTATGCTTGCGAGCAAGCTTTACATCAGAAGAGAAACAAAGGTTTTCACAAACCATCATTTGGTTGCCGATGCAAACCGAAGCGGAAAAACGCTTGTTATGCGAGTTGCGAAGACCGACAACCAAACGGCGGTCAGCAGCTTCGATATCTTGACCTTTGATGGCAAAGCCGCCAAAGTATTGGTCACCTGCACACGCGAGAGCGTGTTCTTCTTCTTCGACTGCGAAGCCGAACCGATCCAATGCCTTGTGCGCTTCATCAACGAGAAGCGAGTGAGCGATTGGTGTGTGGGTATCGGTGGAATCAGGAGTCCTTTTAGCTACTCCGTTTTCACCGAATCCTTCGAGAAACAGACCTGTGTCTGAATCGACAGCCGCGAGTTGCTCGCGACTTACTTTGTTTTTAGCTAGGATTAAGCTCATGCAAGAAGTATAGCGAGAATGAGACGGATTGCAATAACTTTCTGCATTTAATTTGAATCTTTTTTGGGTAAAATAGTTCTTGACAAAATAGTTAGAATAAATGCTTGACAGACCTAGAAAAGTGTGCTTATTTTTGCCTCGTAAGTCATTGAGTATCAACGAGTTACACGGCGCGGGGGGCCGCTGCCTCGTAACCCCCTAAGTATCAGTGAGTTACAAAGGAAAACCCCGCCCCCCATGACAGAAGGGGACGAGGTAGATATGTCCAAAAGAAAATTGGTTCCCCCTCCCACTAATTAGACTGCGCTGAAAAAACAGGAGAGGGTCGGCTTGTTGACGAGTGCCAGTCAATTAAGAGTTGGTCACTGTTACCACCGATTTTCTAAGACTCGCTAGCAGTCAAAGAAAACTTTTTGTCTAATGAAGTTAGATGCTTACGCGTCCATTTCACATTATCCACAAAATTTTCGAACTTGTCATCTTGCACCTCTCCCATATATGAGGCGAGGTCTTGATGAACGATACGTAAGGCGTGTTGAAGCAAGATAGCTTGATCTTTATTTTGGACTTCGATACGAATTGATTCAGGTGATTTTGACATGGGTTAGTATAGTTTATTGTTTATTGTTTGTAAAGTTTTTTTAGGGAAATGGGGGGCAGCCGCCTACATACTTTTACTTTCAGCAGACCACCCCCCACCACACACTTCCCCCATTAGGAAATTGATTTGATACCGTGAACGTGCAAAGTGCGAGGGACAAGTTCTCCATCTCTATCGATGTCGTTAGCCCAAACAGTCACGCACTTCTCACCAGTAGAGTTTGAAGTATATACGTCATCAACCTTTTGAACTTTAAACACTCTAGTGTTATTACTTTTAACGGTGGACTTGATAGCATTGTATACCAAAGTTTTGCCAGTCAAAGCAGAGGCGAGTTCGATAGGGTTGGAAGGAAGGTCGTTGTGTGGACCTGTGTTGAGGATGTGTGTTGTTTTATTCATGAGAGTAGTATAACCGATAAGTGGGGTTAGGTCAAGTGGTAATTTGTTGTTTTTTTTGCTCCAGAGTTTGGGGAATTTCAACTTCATGGACGTAGTATATCACAACAAATAGAGATTGCAACCTTTTTTTTGCATTTAAATGCATTTTTATTTTTGCTTCATAACCTGTTGAGTATCAACGAGTTACGAGTGGGCGGGGGCCGCGCCCCCCTAAGTCGTTGAGACTTAGGGAGTTACAGCTTACATCGGGATCTCGTCTTGATCCTCAACCTCCGATGACCAGTTAGGGTCGCGGTCACCCATGTCGGCGTGGATCTGCGCTAGCGCCTCCTGCACCTCGTCGGGTGTGGGATTCCAGTTGCCAGCGCGAGGCCCGTCGTCGAGCATTTCGCGGAGATCGGTTTCATTCATTGGTTGTAAGTCGCCTATTGGATTTTGAACTGTCATGCTATTAGTATACCCCGATCCTATGAGGGCGCAAGCGTTTTATTACTTTTTTTTTAAGTCTTTACCACCAAGATGTATATTGCACCTCGAAACCTTTGGCGAGACATTTTCTTGCTTTAGTTATAAACTCAAGATCAGTTTCTTTATATTCGTCATTATCTTCAGTGCAATCCTTGACCCCTCCCCATACTGTTTTAGGTAACAAACTTTTTTTAATTACCATTTCCAAGGTATCCAAGTCATCAGAGTCAAGATTAAGAGTTTTAAGGTTAAACTCTCCTGTATCATATGTCTTAGTGCTGTATAGTTCAGCCATATAAGACTCTAGTGCGTGATGCTTGCGCCAGTAACCTATTTCAGTTTTGACGATTGTCTCCGTGAGGGTTTCGTGATTGTATCTCCTCTTTACTTTTTTTGCGTATTGGTCTAGTCCCATGTTACTTTTTGGTGAGTGGTTTTGCTTCGATGTCAGAGATGTCAGTTCCAACGAATCTGATATTAAACTCAAGAGGCTCCTCGGAGAGAAGATCCTTGGCTACAATTTCCCCATCCTTTACAAAGAGGCAGAAGCCGCCATCTACAGCGGCACAGTTTAGGTTTGCTAGGATTTGATCGATTCGATTTATCATTTTACTTATTTCTGTTTTTTGTGTGATTAGCCAAGATGTCCTCAAGTCTTTGAGCGATTTCTGGATTGTCGGCTTTAGTCCAACCGATAAGAAACGAGATGTCGTCTCTCATAAGTGCGACCGCAGTCTGTTCTTGGAGGAGTTGTTGAAGATCTGATTTTGTCTCTGTCATGATGGGGTAAGTATAACCTATTTTTTGTTTAATGCAACCATTTTTATTCTTTTTTATTATTTTTTATTATTTAAATTTCACTTGACACGTTGCAGGTCGCAGGTCACACGTTAAATAGATAAATAGTAAATAGTGTGTTTTTTTACTTGACAGCCCCCCAGATCGACTGTGCGTATAAAGGCTCGTAAGTCGTTGAGTATCAGTCACTTACGGGGCGGCGGGGGCCGCGCCCTTGTAAGTCGTTGACTATCAGTGAGTTACGAGGCTTTTTACATACTATCAACAAGCAGCTTTGTCAAGTTTTTTTTTAACTTTTTTTTAGAAAGTAAAAGCCCCGCCACCCTTGGGTGACGAGGCTCCATGACAGCGACAGGTTACCCTGTCAAGATTATTTGTGAACTATTTTCAAGACTGCATCCCCTAACAATAACACAACCGCGCCGAAAGTGCTCGGTATAAACATGACAGCGAGAAAGTCGAGGCCATCCCAACCGTGAAGAACGCTTTTGAAAAGTGCGGGACCGCTACCGATTAAGACGGCTATGCATATGAGCGCAAGGTTAAAGCTAACGCATATCATCAGGCTAAAGAGAAAGCGGTCGATGAAGTGATTGATAGTAGAGAATAATTTTTTCATGTGGGTAGTATAGTGTAGTTTTAGAAGTTAGTAAAGTTTTTTTTTAGACGTTATCAGAAGCCCAGAAAGCTTTTGCGTCGAAGTCTACATACCAGTCTTGTCTTTGCATAGACTTGTAGCGGTATCCGAAAGACTTGCCGCCGCCTAAAGCTTTGCGTTGCTCAAGGTTCCTAGCTATAGAACTTTCAGAAGGCCATATATCGGTGACCTTGGTGAAGCCTTCGACTTCGAAGTCATCGTTGAATTTGACTGTGCGGCCATCGTCCCAAGTTACGCTGCGGTAGTATTCTTTGCTTGCTGTCATGTGAGTAGTATAGTTGAATTTTGGATTAGTGCAAGGATTATTTTGCGTTTTTAGAATCTTTTTTTTCGCGCAGCCATTCCCGCTGCTCTTTCTGGAACTCTTGGCATTCTTTTACGAACTGGCCCGAGACATCGACGGTTCTGTTAACCATTTCGTTCCACGCTTCTTCTGCTTTGGCCATTGCTGCTAGTGCTTCTTCGGTTGCTGTCATGTGGGTAGTATAGTTGAATTTTAGATTTTAATCAAGATCTTTTTTGATCTTTTTATGCCTCCGATTTCATTGTCTTGAGGATCTTTAGCGCGTCCTCTCTTGAGACATCTACGCACTTAAAAGCCATTTCTGCAACGTGAACCGTGACATATGCTTTTGATCTGTCCTTGTTTATAACAATTCCACAATGAGAATTGTCATACTGATTTGCGTGAGAGTAACGTGTGATTCTGATTTGATTGGTCTTTGTCATGGCTTAAGTATAATCTAGATTAGAATTGATTGCAACTATTTTATTATATTTTTTTAGCTGAAGTTTTCTTTGCTCCAATTTTCGTATGTGTCAACGAACTGCTCGACTTTTATTTGCATTGTCTCGCCATCGTCAAAGGTCACTATCGCATTTTCATTTGCATCAAAGGAAAGGATGCCTTGCTCGACTTGATTGTCAAAGATGTTGAAAATGATTTCCTCGCCTTCGATTGATTGTAATTCTTGTTTTGCTGTCATGTTTATACTATAGCACAGGGTTAAAAGTTAGTCAAGATCTTTTTTGATCTTTTTTACTCACTCTCGTGAGCTATGAAGTACCACTTGCACTTAGGATCGACTACGCGAATCCACTCGCGGCACTCTTCGAGTGTGCCGTCAAACTCATGATCTCGGTCATACTGACCGTAGATGATGTATTTATCTGTTTTATTTTCCATATCTGAATATAGCACAGGGTTAAAAGTTAATCAAGATCTTTTTTGATCTTTTTTGATCTTTTTTTTATATGCTCAATTTGTTGAGCATAGGCGACCAATCACGGCTTACCATGTCGGCTAAACTTTCGCTTATGTCATCTATAGAATCTATAGAGACCTCGCGCTCGCCGCCGTCTTGATCAACGCCCCACACGACACCATTTTCAAAGTCGGTGTCTGCGACTACAAACCACTCACCTTGTGCGGTGAACTCAACTCCATTACCTAAACGATTTATTAATTCTTTGTTTTTCATGTAGTAAGTATAGCACAGATTAAAACTAAACGCAACTAGTTTATTGTATTTTTTTTATTTTTTTTTATTTAAAAAAAGACTTGACACCCCACAAGACCCCACCCCATTTCTGAAAATATTTTTAAGCGTTTGCGTGGCAAAATGAGCGGGGGAGTCCATTATCAATTTATCAACGGTGAAACCCCCACCCATTTGTCTGGGCGTGGTAAACGGGGGCATGAGTTCTATTTATTGTTTAAAAAAAATAATCAGACCCTATAATTAAGAGTGACTCTTGACGATATAACAAAGTATGTGCCTTTGTTGGCGGGATTGATGTATGGGGTTGTGGCTGTTGCGTATTTCATGAAGAAGGAATATGGTTGGGGTGTGATCTGGATATCATATGCTACGGCAAATTTTGGCCTTATGGTAGTTGGTAATCAGTAAAATGGTGTAAATTAAACAAATGAGTTTACCATATAGTGAGTTTCCTGTTTATATTGGGAGTGTCGGATCTACAGCCGTTCCGAATGAAGTAAATGGTTATGTTCCTGCCACTCAAGCCAGTGTAAATTACAATACAAATCATAGCCCCAACCGTAAACAAGGAAAAACAATAGCCTCTAATGACCAGTTTGGTTTTAATGGAGCGCTTACTGCTGATATATCAGTTAACTGCGTTTTCCAATCAGGTATGGTATCTGGTTTAGACTTTTTAAAAGATGCGAATCAAGATAATTTTGTATCAATCCAAGTGGGGAGTGGTGTTTATCATAAATGTTACGCTAAAGATGTTTCTATAGACGTTAGTCCATTCGCTCCTGTTACATTAAAGGCTAATTTTGTTTCTTTGGAACCTGCGGTTGGTCAACCTGTGAGCGGAGATCCAAATCCTTATAATGGGGGAGAAATACCATTAGATAGTAATCTAATCGCATATGGTCATACATGTTCTGTAAATGACAACGCAAACATTCTAAGTGATGTTAAATCTCAAATAAGCTTTCAAAGAAGTTACGCCCGAACACCAGTTTACGGGATTGGGTCAATAAACGCTTCATCTATGCTTCTTGATGGAGTAGAGGAAGAAATAACCATATCATCTACAGGTTTAAAAAATTTAATAAATTTCAGTGGAGAGTCGCTATCAAGTAGTCTAAGTGTGAATGTTCATGGAATAGGTACTACTACTCCATTTGTACAAGATTTAATTAATTTCACTGTCGGTTCTAGGTTATTAACAGAATCTTACTCTAATCAAGGAGGAGAGACTTTAACGACTAGCGCGACAATTAAACAGGTTAAATTATAATTTCAGTGTAATGTATATTACATATGGCACTTAAAAAATTGTCTAATTTTCGTCTAGAGCCTCATACATTCTTCTCTATTAAATTCAAAGAGAGGAAATTTAAGTTCACCCCGAATCAACGCAAATTTCTAGCGACTCTGCTAGATCCTGAAGTAAAAATCATGTTTGTGTCTGGGCCAGCGGGTTCTAGTAAAACATACATGTCTTTATATGGTTGTTTACGTTTAATGGCTGAAGATAACGAGAAAGACCTTCTTTACATCAGAAGCATTGTAGAAAGCGCAGATAAAGGGTTAGGGAGTCTTCCTGGAGATATGTCTGAAAAGTTTAACCCTTTCACTCTACCTCTATATGATAAATTGGAAGAAATAATACATGAGGGAGATACAGCGTTCTTAAAACAGAAGGAAAGAGTATCCGCTATACCTATAAACTTTTTGAGGGGCGCTAACTGGAACAATAAGTTAATTGTAGCGGATGAAGCTCAAAACTTTACGTTCAAAGAATTAACTACATTAATCACTCGTATCGGAGAAGATACTAAGCTGTGTATATGCGGAGACTTTATGCAGAGCGATATTAATGGTAAGACTGGGTTTAAAGATATGTTTGATATATTTTCTGATGATGAGTCTAAAGAAAACGGTATAAGTTGTTTTTCATTTAACAAAAACGATATTGTTAGAAGCAAAATATTAAAATTTATCATTTCTAAGTTAGAAAAAGGCAAGAAAGTGTAATATTATATATTAAAGCAAGAAAAAAGTGTTACGCGCAAGCGGCGAACTGCTACAAACATAAAAGACACAAGCCTTGTTTTTCTTTTTTTGAAAAATTTAATTTTAATTATATAAATATATAGTATGGCTCATCTATTTTGTCACAGTTGCGGTGCGAAACTTTCTTATGCTAATGCAAAACCTAATTTTTGTGGGAAGTGTGGTATACAACTTAACTCTTTAGCTTCTACAACTTCGACCAACACTTCAGCAGGTATGCCTGTGCTAGAAAAATCTGTAGTTATTTCTCAAGACGAGACAGATGCAGAGAGTGTACCTACAATTTCAAATTTTGAAGTAGAAGTCCAAGCGTCTGACAAAAGTCCTATGACTTTTGGTTCATTGGTAGGCGAGTCAACTAACTCCGATCAGGGTCGGGCTAAGAGGGCTAGATCTATTAATGAATTTATTGATGAAAAGAAAAAAGAAGGGTGAGTATACTTATGAAGACTTTTCTGAAGTAATTGACGCAGCGATTAAAAAACAGCAATATAAGTGGAGACTTAACGCTGTAAAATGGTTTGACTTCGATGATGTTCAGCAAATCATCAAATTGCACATTTCTAAGAAGTGGCATATGTGGGATCAAGAAAGACCTCTTGAACCTTGGATTGGTAGAATAATATCTAATCAAATAAGAAACCTAGTGAGAAATCACTACGGCAATTATGTTAACCCTTGTCCCAAGCAACATGAGCCAGATCATGATTCATCAACTTGCCCTATATGTCAAAAATGGAAAAAAACAAAAAAATCAGCTTTAGAAGTTAAGTTACCACTTTCCACTGAAGATTTTGTTAAAGAGGTAAAAGGTAAAGAATACATAGATTTTGATTTTACTGTATCTTTAGAGAGGTTAAACGGTCAAATGAAAATTCGTTTAAGTAATATTCATTATACTGCGTATAGGATGTTGTATTTCGAAAAAAACAGTGAAGAAGACGTAGCTAAGTTCATGGGTTACAAAATTTCTGCTCAAAAAAGAAAACTTGGCTATAGACAAGTAAAAAATTTAAAAAAGAAGTTCCTACAGGTAGCTATGGAAATACTTAGGGACCAAGATATTATAGGAGATGGATCTAACTAAAGAACAGAAGGATTTTTTAAGGGAGAACGCATCAAAGATCCCTGATCTAATTGATTTAACGAAACAGTGTTTCGAAGACGATTCTTTAGACGGAAGGTCCAAAGAAGGTAGGGCTGTAAGAAAATTTTTGGTAGAAAATTCTATAGATTTCAAAACTACAGCGAGAATGCCTACCGAGACTATAGAATTCACAAAAGAGCAAAAAGATTTTATAATTCAACAAGCTGGAGAAGGGTTGTCTTCTTTAGAGATAGCTCGCATAGTTTTTCCGTCTAGATCTGTAAGACCATTGAGTAATGAGCAAAGAGCTGTTCTGTCGCAAATTAGAGAGGTAAATCCTGACATTTTACCTTCTCAAGATTCAGGCGCTCTCAATTCATACATTGCACCGAAGTCTTCATCACGAATCATCAAAAAAATCAATGATGCCACTGGTTTGAGGTTAGATGAATCAAAACTTAATAGACAAAAACAAATTTGCGTAGAAAAACTAGGGGTTAACTTTTCTAACTCAAGATTTCTTAAAATTATTAACAATTATTTAAATCAAGAGGATCGAGTGTTGTTCGAACACGAATTTACTCGATTGACTTGGGATAAACCCGACTTAACCGCAGACGAAATAAATTTGTATTTAAACGTGTGCAAGGAAGTCATAAACTTAGAAGTTATTAGCGCTCACTTGAACAAACTGAATAGCATGTTCGATGATGCTGACGAGCAGCAAGAAATGTCTATCAGGTTGGCTGAAATCATCAAAGCTAAGAGCGGAGAGTATCATCAATGTGAAACCCGCATCGAGAACCTGACAAAAAAGCTTCAAGGAGACAGAAGCGAAAGGATGAAGAAGATGAACAAAGAAAATGCTTCGTTTTTGTCTATAGTGCAACTTTTCCAAGAAGAGGAAGAAAGAGAAACAATGGTAAGAATTGCAGAGATGCAAAAGGAGGCTGTGAAGCAGGAAGCGGAAAGATTAGAGGGTATGGCAGAATGGAAAGCAAGAGTTTTGGGAATAGGACAGCAAGATGTCATATAAATGTAAAATATGTGGGGATTCATTTGATTCCTTAAAAGGACTGCATTCTCACATGAGAAAGCACGGTAAACTGTTGGGAGACTACTATGTCGAGAATTACGGAAGAAAAGACAAGTTAACTGGAGAGTTAATACCTTTTAAAAATTATAAACAGTATTTCGCTACAGATTTCATAAATAAAAGAAATATGAAAAAATGGTGTCTCCAAGCACCAAAGGAGGAAGTTAAAGATTTCATTGTCGCATCCTTAGACAAAAAATTCCTTTCCAAAGCGGTTTCGTCTGGACCCCCGTCCACTTACCTACTCACTAGCAATCTGCCAGACATAGATCTGTGTAAACAGATCTTCGGCAGCTACAAAGAGACATGTAAACAGTTAGACATGAAACCCATGCTTTCCGAACCTCTGCCGAAGCAATTCAACAAAGATTATTCAGATACACCCATACTGATAGATACAAGAGAGCAGAAGCCCCTGCATTTCACCAATTCTAAGTTGTTGAAGCTTGATGTCGGGGATTATGCAGTGGGGGGCGATTTATATGACTATACATTCGTGGATAGGAAGTCTTACCAGGATTTTTGTTCTACTGTCACAAATGGATACAATCGGTTCTTAAAAGAATTAGATAGGTGCAGATCTACGGGTTGTTACTTGTTTATAGTGATAGAAACAGCTTTCGACCAAATGTGGGCTGTTAATAAACAGGTATACAAAAAATTTAAATTAGATTATGTTTATCATAGGATGCGTGAAATACAGGCAGAGTATACAGACTGCTGTCAATTTGTGTTTAGTGGGTCTAGAGAAAAAAGCGAAGAACTAATTCCTAAAATTCTTGTTTTAGGCACGAAGCTCTGGGCAGTAGACCTTCAGTATTTTTGGGACAAACAATTAAAAAAAGATGGCTTGGGAAACAGGAAAACAGAAACTACACCGACAGTACAAGGATATAAACAAAGATATTCTCGAAAAAGAGGGTTTTATAGAGGAAACTGAAGCGAAAGTTTTGCTTTATAAATTCTTGAGGGAAAATCCTTCTTTTGCTTGTGAATTGTTTACAGGGGTTAAATTATTCCCATTCCAGCATATGGCTATTAAGGCCATGATGGAGTCTGACTACTTTTTGGGGATATGGAGTCGGGGAATGTCCAAAAGCTTCTCTACGGGCGTTTTCGCGCTATTAGACGCTATTCTCAATCAGGGGGTGCAGATAGGTATTTTGTCTAAGTCTTTTAGGCAATCTAAAATGATTTTCAAAAAGATCGAAGATATAGCAAAAAGCCCCAAGGCTACTTTCTTTTCTCAATGCATAACTAGAACATCTAAGATGAACGATGAGTGGGTTATGGAGATCGGCAGAAGTAGTATCAGAGCGCTTCCTTTGGGAGATGGAGAAAAGTTAAGGGGTTTCCGATTCCAAAGAATGATTATTGATGAGTTATTGTTGATGCCTGAAAAAATTTACAATGAGGTTATCATACCATTCCTATCTGTTGTGGAAAACCCTACAGAACGTCAAGAGGTTTATGATTTAGAAACCCAGATGATTGAGCAGGGTAAAATGAAACAAGAAGAAAGAAAAAGGTGGCCTAATAACAAAATTATTGGTTTATCCTCGGCTTCTTATAAATTTGAATATTTATATAAAATCTATCAGCAATATGAAGCTCTTATCTTAAATAAAAAAAAGCAAGACGGAGCACACAGAACAATAATGCATTTTAGTTATGATTGCGCTCCTGAACAGTTGTATGATCAGAGTCTAATCAATCAATCTAAATCCACCATGAGTGATTCCCAGTTTGACAGGGAGTTTGGTGCTATATTCACAGATGACAGCTCTGGATACTTTAAGGTTAGTAAGATGGCTGCTTGCACGATACCAGACGGAGAAGGGCAATGTGTGGAGGTTGTGGGTAATCCCAAAGATGAATATATTCTAGCTTTTGACCCCTCTTGGTCTGAAAGCGAAAGTTCAGACGATTTCGCGATGCTTTTAATAAAATTGAATCGTGACACTAGAAAAGGAACTGCTGTCCATAGCTATGCGCTTTCTGGATCGAGTTTAAAAACACATATTAAATACATGGCTTACGTATTGACCCACTTTAATGTAGCTGCTGTAGTAGGTGACTACAATGGAGGAGTTCAATTTATTAACTCCTGCAATGAGAGTGAAATCTTTAAAAAGAAAAATTTAAATCTTGGTGTCATAGAAGCCGACCTAGATAAATCTAAAGACTATGATAAAAACTTAAGAAGGCTTAAAAATCAATATAATAAGTCAGAAAAGAAATTTGTGTTTCTTCGGAAGCCGACTTCGGCATGGATCAGGCTAGCTAACGAATCTTTACAATCAGCATTCGATCATAAAAGAATATTTTTCGCAGGAGCGGCAATGAATGACGATTATAACAATCAAAGGAAATCTAGAGTCCCGATAGATGATTTAAAGTTCATTAAAGGTGATAATAATGATAAAGGGGGTAAAGGAGCTAGAATGATTGATTTTGTAGAGCATCAAAAAGATATGATGGACTTAATAAAAGTTCAGTGTGCTTTGGTGCAAATTACGACTTCTGCCCAAGGCACACAAAGTTTTGATTTACCACGTAACTTGAGAAAACAAAGTGGGGCTGATAAAGCCAGAAAAGACTCTTATTCAGCTTTAGTGCTAGGTAATTGGATGATGAATATTTTTTATGATATGGAGTCTGATGATATCTCTGATACCCAAACGACTTTCACTCCGATGTTTATTTCTTAACTTTTAAAAGTTGAAAGTTAACTTTGTCGTGTAAGATAAATTATATTTATGGCTAAAAGAAAATACACCAAGCGCTCTGATTATTGGGATAAATTCACTCACCCATCACAGACTATCGGAGAAGAACCTTCTCCAGAACTTTTAGGAGAACCTTTTTATACTTCCGATGCCTCTTATAGTTCTACATCTGAAGCTAGAAGGCAAGGAGCTTCCACAAGCACTTTCAGTGGGTCTAGAACAAACAGATCTGCCTATGTGACTCAAAAAGAGAGGTTCTCAAGCATCCGTAGGGGATTGCTGCCTTATGAGTATGGTGCTGATGGAGTTACTTGTAGAGATGCTATTGAGCTGTGCCAAAAAGCTTATTGTAATGTAGCTGTATTTAGAAACGCAATTGATATAATGTCAGAGTTCACAAACACTGACATTTACTTAGAAGGGGGCAGTAAAAAGAGCAGGGAGTTTTTTTACGAGTGGTTTAAAAAAGTTAACATTATCGGGCTTAAAGACCAATATTTTAGAGAATATTACAGAAGTGGTAATATCTTTTTATATAGAATTGATGGCAAATTTAAAGCAGACGATTATGCTAGATTAATTAACCAAGTAGGCAATATCGGAGCTACCGCAAATAAAGTTCCTTTAAAATATATTCTTCTAAATCCTTACGATGTTATTGCTAGAAGGTCAACAACATTTACTAACGGGGGTGTATACCAAAAGGTATTATCTGAATATGAGATAGCGCGACTTGGAAGCCCTCAAACAGAAGAAGACTTAGCTATATTTGAAGCTCTAGACCCAGAGATTAAAGATTCTATCAATAACGGATCTTATAGTAATAAAGGTATTAAAATAAACTTAGACCCTAAAAGGTTATCTTACTCTTTTTATAAAAAACAAGACTATGAGCCATTTGCGGTTCCTTTTGGTTTCCCTGTCCTTGAAGATATCAACGCCAAGATGGAGTTGAAGAAAATGGACCAAGCCATCACTAGAACTGTAGAGAATGTTATTTTACTTATCACTATGGGTGCTGATCCAGAAAAAGGAGGGGTAAACCCAAATAACATGGCTGCTATGCAAAACTTGTTTAAAAACGAGAGTGTCGGGCGCGTGTTGGTTTCTGATTACACGACTAAAGCAGAATTTATCATTCCTGAACTAAACCTAGTTCTCGGTCCTCAAAAATATCAAATACTTAACGAGGATATCAAGCAGGGCTTGCAGAATATCGTAGTTGGAGAAGAAAAGTTTAATTCTACTCAAGTAAAGGCTCAAATATTTATTGATAGGCTACAAGAGTCTAGATATGGATTTTTAAATGATTTCTTAAACAAAGAGATTAAAAGAATAGCTAAAGACTTAGGATTCCGCTCATGGCCAGAAGCTAAGATGAAGGACATTGATATGAGAGATGAGGTGCAACTGATGAGAGCATCTACAAGGCTTATGGAGCTTGGAATTATTACTCCAGAGCAAGGAATGGAAATGTTCCATAATGGTAAATTCCCAGAGCCAGATCAATTAGACTCTGCACAACAAGACTTCTTGGAAGACAGAGAAAAAGGTTACTACAACCCAATTGTGGGTGGAGTGCCTGTATATTCTCCAGATGATAAAGCTAGTGGGCCTAGAAAAGAAGCAGGTAGGCCAGAAGGAACAACTGACATCCCCTTGGCTAATGCTAAATATTCTAGATCAAATATACAAAAAACTATTTATGATATAGACAGCTTTGTTCATGATGCAAAAGATAAAATGATATCTCATCTTAAAGTTTCTAAGCTTAGTCAAGCCCAAGAAGAGATGGTGTCGAATTTATGTGAATCCATCGTTTGTTCCCATAATAAAGAATATTGGGGCGAAACGTTAGAATCTTGTGTAAAAGACTTTAACGAAATTGAAAATTTAGACACTTTAAAAGAAGTTTTAGATATTTCAGCTCAACATACTTTAGAAACTTACCCAGCCGCAATTTTATATCACAGCCATGAAAAACAATAATTTTAAGTCTACAGAAATTGAAGTATCTATTTCTTCAGAAGAGATCGAAGCCGCAATGACAAAGAAGCAGTATGATAAGATCGATACCAAAGAACTGAAGAAAGACAGCAAAAAAGAAAAAGTCGAACATGAAAAAGATGCTGTTAAGGATGACAAGAGCAAAATGAAAAAACTCGATAAAGGCGCTCCTTCAGAGAAAAAAGATGCTGAAAAAAAGGATCTTAAAAAAGACATGAAGTTCGACAAAGATTCTGAAGAAAAGATGAAGGCTGGCTATAAAGATGGCAAAAAGAAGGAAAAGTCTGACAAAAAGAGTTACGCTCAACTACTTACTGATATCGCGGCTAAAAAATATAGCGATGGAGTATAAGTATACAACAACATTTCAAGCTCCTTTAATTTCTTGTGAAATTAGCGAGGCTTCTTTGATTTCTAAAGCTTCTTTGGAAAATCTAGAGCCTTTAGTGCCTGATAACATCAACTACGATGAAAACGTAGATTTGATGGGTGTCGCATTTAATGCTGCGGTAATTAATGAATTTAACAAAAATGGTGATGGGATGGATACATCTACAGCCATAAAATACACTGACAAGTTTATTCATAAGCCTACAAATATAGAGCATGATAAACAAAAGATTGTCGGACACATCGTTTCTGCTGGTTATAGCAAGTTCGGGTCTAGTGAGTTAATGGGGGAAGAGGAGGTTAAAACCGTTAAAGAACCTTTTAATATCTCTTTGGGAGCTGTCTTATATAAGACTGTAAACCCAAATTTTACTAATTTAGTAAAAAATTCCTTAGATTCTGAAAGCGATAAATATCAAAAGGTTTCTGCTAGTTGGGAAGTTGGATTCAATAGTTATGTTTTAGCTGTTGGCAGCGACAAATTAAGTGAGGCTAGAATTATATCTGATCCTGAAGAAATAGCTAAGTTACAAGGTAATTTAAGGAGTTATGGCGGTAATGGTAAGACTGATAAAGGGGAGAAAATAAACAGATTAATCATGGGTGATATATACCCGCTAGGCATCGCTTATACATTAAATCCAGCAGCAGATGTGAAAGGTTTATATTCGAAGCCTCCTGAAAAAACTCAAATTTTTATAAACGATAAGAGGGATAAAATTTCACAAAATAATAATTTAAATGTAAACACACAAAAGAACATTATCGATATGGAACTTGAAAATACTCTAAATGAATTGAAGGATCTTCTGAATGAGAAGAAATTCTCAAAGGAAGCTGTCGCTTCCATGACTGATACCTTTGCTGATGCAATCCGTCAACGGGACGAACAGTACCGTAAGGATCTCGAAGCAGAGAGATTGGAAAAAGAAGATAAAATTAAAGAATACGAAGACCTTAAAGCTTCTGTAAAGGCGCTTGAGGAAAAACTAGGAAACGCTAGCGAGCGCATTTCTGGTTATGAAAATGAGGAGAAAGCTCAAAAAGCTATCGCTTCGTTTAACACTCGTATGGACCAAATTGACGAGAAATTCGAACTTGATGATCAAGATCGTGAGTTTCTCGCCTCTGAACTGAAAACTTTAGATGATGATGCTTCTTACGAAGCTTTCGCTTCTAAGCTCGATGTTCTTTGGAAAAACAAGAACAAAGAGGTCCAAGAAGAATTTAATTCTCAAATTCAAGCTCGTATTGATGAAGAAGTAGCTAAAAAGCTCTCTAACGCTTCTGTTGAAGAAGTCGAAATTGGAGAAGCTCTTGACGCTGCTGAACCTGTAGACGCAGAAGTCTCTAATGCAAATGAGGCTGTTGCATCTAACGAACCCTCTTTGCGGGATAAGTTTAAATCTGCTTTTTCTCGCGAAAACATTGAAATTTCTTAATTTAAAAAAAAACTAAAATTATGGCATTACGTATTCTACCATTCAGACAATACTCTGATCACGATGTCGTGAACATGTACTCTATCATTGATAGTGATGTTCTCGATAGTACCACTGGAACAGGCGCTGGCGATGCTGGCGTATTTGTGAAGGTGTCAGACGGTAACTTCGATAACGATCCTGTAACTTACCAAACGAACAGCTACTTGGGTAACACCAGCTATCCGTTCCTTGGAACTACAGAGATGTATCCTGAAGTTAATATTAAAGTTACAGGCGCTAAAGACGAAGATCATGCTATTGGTATGACTCTTTATCAGACCGCTAAAAACGATGAGAACGGCGAAAAGCTGCTTTACAATCCACAAAAGCAAGAGGAACTCCAAGCAATGCTCCCAGGGCAAGCTGTTCCTATTGCAACTAAAGGAATCTTTACTTTAGCTGCTGCTGCTTTCGACGGACCAATTACAAGCTACGCCCCAGGAAATAAGATCAAGCTCTCTTCTAACGCTGGTAAAATTACTGGTTTTACAAGTGTTGCACTTGCTAATATTACTACTGGAGACTTAGTAGATGAGGATAAGGTTTTTGGTCACGTTCTCGGAACAGGAACACGCTCCAATGTTGGGCCTACCACAGATCAGTTCTCTGGTAATTACATCGTTGTGTCGTTTGATTGTAACTCATAATTAGAAAGGACTTTATAACATGAAAATTACTTTAAAAAGAACTCCAGAACAAGTCGAGCTTGTAAAAGCTATGGCTTCTCGTAACCGCTCTGTGGCATACGAGGCTCAAGTAGCACTTGCTGAATTCATCGGACCAGTTTTGGCCGAGGTTCTCAACAACGCTCCTACTGTTAGCAACCTTTTCAATTCGCTTCAATTTGACGCGGATGACAACCCAAGCATCCCGCTTGATCTTTACTACGACATCGCTGACGAAGATTACGTCAGAGTTTGGAGTCAAAGTCACGCAGGTGGTCTTCCAAGCAACCAAGTGCTTCCTACAGCTTCCGAGCTTAAGTTAGCTACTTACACTCTTGATGCCGCTGTTGATTTTGATCGCCGCTATGCAGCAAAGAGCCGCATGGATGTTGTTGGGAAAACCTTTACCCGTGTTGCCCAAGAGATTCTTCTTAAGCAAGAGCGCACTTCTGCTTCTCTTCTTATGACTTCTCTTGCTGGCGCTTCGATTAAAACTTCTCCTTTGTTTGAGGACAAGCAGATCTTCAGGACTGCTCTTGCAGACAGTGTTCTTATTGATGATTTCAATAAGCTCATGACTCTTGCGAAGCGCATCAACACTTCTTGGATCGGTGGAACTCCCACTACTCGTACTCGCGGTATCACTGATATCGTTTGTTCTCCAGAAGTTGTTGGAAGTATCCGCGCAATGGCTTATAACCCTGTGAACACTCGCGGTGGTGACGGAGCTGGAGCGGCTGCTACAGATGGATCTCAAAACCCTCTTGCTGCTCCTGAAGGGCTTCGTAACGAGCTTTATCAGAATGCAGGTCTTGATAGCTTCATGGGTGTTAACATCTTGGAATTTAACGAGATGGGTAAAGGAGAGAAGTTTAACTCTATCTTCGACACCGCTGCTGGAAATGCGACCTATAAGACCTATGATGGTGCTAGAGGCGCACAATTTGCAGGTGCAACTGACGAAATTATCGTCGGTGTTGATCGTACTCGCGATTCACTTATGCGTGTTGTTGCTACTGATCCAGATAGCAGCAGTGAGCTTAATCTCGTCGCAGATGACCAGTATAGCGTTCGTCAGAACAAGATTGGTTACTACGGTCAGCTTGAAGAAGGACGAGTTGTCCTCGACAACCGTGTTCTTCTCGGACTTATTAAGGGAGGTTAACAACAACCTTTTAAATTATAAAGAAAGCCGTTCCTTCGGGAGCGGCTTTTTTTTTGTAATTTATTAATTAAGTGTATATAATATTGTATGGCTAAAAAGAAAACAGCTAAAAATAAAGAAGTCCCATTTGAAGAAGTAACTACAGGGCAAGAAAAACCTGCTAAAAAAGGTCTTCTGGAAGAATTGGAGGAGCTTAGAGAAAAGGGGGAGACTAGCACCGCTCGTTATAAAGAGGTGATGCAGGAGATTGAAGTTATTTTTGGCACAGGAGAAACTAACTCTTTTGGAACAAATGATTTAGAAGTTCTAAAAGAAAAGTTAAACAAAATGAGTAAAGCAGACTTACAGGCTTTCTCTAGGAAGGTAGGAGTGAATCCTTACTATAATGCATCAGTTGTAAGGGACAATATTATCAAAGAATTTAATAGATATAAAAGCAGAGGTAATATAGCTACAGCGCCCCAACCAGTTCCAGCTATTGAGCTAGATCCAAATAATCCACAGCATAAAGAACTTCTTGATTGGTTAGAGAGTTAAAATACTAAAAGATAGTGTAATACACTATATGCCGAACGTATTAGAAGATCTCGCTTCAGGAATTGTTGTCACAGAGTTTGATGGTGACACAGGAATTGCTACTGTATCTAATGTCAGTGGTTGGTTGTTTGAAAATCTAGGGCAAGTAAATACCTATTTGTATACTAACTTTAGTGGAGATGGAGCTAGCGGCACATATGGAGAAATGGATATTGAGGCTCAAGGTGTGTTAAAAGAACTATACCTTTCTAATTACTACAATAAACAAGCGAGAAACGCCCTTAGAGGCATTACAACGTCTACTGCCAGTGGAGATAACGTATTGTCTCTACGAGATGGAGAAAGCGCTGTTACGTTCGTTAATCGCAATGAAGTATCAAAAGTATACAGAGGGCTAGCCAACGACTGCATGGATAGAGTCACACAGCTATCTGCACAGTATAATATATACCAAGCTCAACCCAGACAACTGGGTGGTATTGATGCCAGTGGAGTAGGCGTAACCTATATTTAGAGAGAGGCTTTTAAAGCTTTCTTGGCTTCTAAGTATTCACTACGAAGAGTATCGCTTTTTTCAGGATTAGCCTTACGCGCACTTACAAAGTCTTTTTTTAACTGACCTAAAGTTTTAGCTTGAGGTTTTTTAATCTCTTTGGGAGCTTCTTTTTTAGGAGTAGCTTTTTTAGGAGCAGCTTTAGGCTTGGTAGTTGTTTTCTTTTTTAAATCACTCATTTTAAGTATTTGGCTTTTGCTTTACCTCTAATTTCACTTTCGTCTTTATAAGAAATGCCATATTTTTCAGCAAATTTCTTTTTATCAGAAGAGTTTAATTTGCCGACATAACGAGAAAGTTCAGATACATGTTTGAAATCTTTCTTAATGTCAGATAAAATTGATTTCTTTGCGAAAATTTTCTCCTCCCCGTTAGACGGGGAAGAGTAGTTTTCCTTTTTAGGTAGAAAATCTTTTTTGCTCATATTAAGATGGAGCGTTTAAGGCAGTTGTAGAAGCTCCGCTCATGAATACTCCATGAGTGGTATCGTTAGGACCACCAACAGAAGTGCTGAAAGTCAGATCAACTGATTTATTAGAACCAATACTAGAAGAGATAGACTGTGAGTCCATTGAGCAACCTTTAAGAGTATATTTAATAGTAGGCGCTGCATTGTCATCTACAATTGACACAGTGATTTCTTTTTCGCTCTCATCATCTACAATAGCGGCTAAGTTGGCAGCTTCGACTTCATTAAGAATAGCAGAAACATTAAGAGTCGCTGTGACTGGGAAATCAACGCTTTGTGCATAAGCAGAGCGACTTCCAAGACGCTCAAGTTTACTTCTGCTCAAAGGAACGCTAAGACTAGCGCTTTGAATGTGGCCTCCATCTTTATCAGTGCCAATGTTAGCAAGAGGGAAAGGAGTGCTATCAAAATTGCTCAAGTTAACCGTAATATTTCCTGGGCGCAATGCGGCGATATCTCCTTGACCAGTTCTTGTACTAGGTAAAACCGCAGCCTCACCAATTTCAGTTCCATTTACTGGGTCAATAGCTGGGCTGGCGATAGCGGAAGCATTATCATCTGAATTAATGTTAAGAGCGTCAAAAGCCACCGAAACTGTAGGAATAGCTCCTACAGCCATTTCCACTGAATAATCGCTTAAGTAAGCATTTCCAATTCCAATTGTGCTATCTGTAGCGGTTGGAGTTTGTGAAGGAATACTTGCATCTTCTCCTTCTGGAACTGTAAGAACAATAAGGTTTCTACCCGAACCGTCAGCTAAATGGCCTGAACAAAAACCTTGAGTATTGCTCCCTGTTTGCACGAAAAAGCCTAAAGCTCGCTCTGTAAACCCATCAGTGAGATAATAACTGATATCTGCGTTCACGGTAGGAGCGTCTAGCTGAATACTATCCAGTTTTCCTAGTTGTCCGTATTGGTTTATATCTTGACGGTTAATGGTGAAGCTATAGTTAGCGCTTTGCACTCGCTCTAGCTGATTGTATCCGTTTCTTTGTCCAGCGTCTTGGTTGACGAATACTGCTTCTGATTGATAAATTACTCTGTTTCTAGCCATAATTAAAGATTCTTTCTTTTGTTTACAGTTTTATTATTAAAATATGAAATTATTGGAATCGAAATCTATGTTGTTGTAAGTCAAAATCGATAAATCCGATGTAAAGTTCATTAGCTAGCTCTCTTCTAGTTCTGTCGCTTAGTTTGGATGTCCTTACTTTATCAACATAGAAATTAATTTGTCCTGTGTGGTTATTAGTTGTCCCTGTGTAGCTATAAGTGTTTCCTTTTAAATCTCCCAATTCTGTTATAGGGTAATCTGACATAGGAATTGGAGTTATTGTTTCATCTATAGAGTCCATAAAAATAGATAAAACTCCATCTAATTGATAAGTATCTTCAGCTATGATTACAGCTTTAGCTTGGACTTTTGTTTCTTGCATACCCCCAAATGCGAAAGGTTCATTCTCTGATTGAGCAGTAGATAAAAATATAGCTGGCACAACATCATCATATGGGTCTATGTAAGTAAGTGGGCCTGAAGGAAGCCTAGAATTTATGGAATATTTGTTTTCCACTATCAAATCGTCCTCTGTGTCATTTGTTAAATAAACACTAAAATCTTTTACTGCAAATTCGCCAGTTATGCTAGACCCTGTAACAGAATTATTTATTAAAGCTCTTCCGTTATCAAAATCTAAGACAACTCCATCACTTCTTCCAGAAAATGATCCATCAATAAAAACTCCAGAAGGAACAGTAGCGCCTGTTATGGATGAGTCTGTAACCCATTGTTTATAGGGGCTTCCGTAAGCTTTATAGTCAGAATCCAACCTAGAATCGTCGTAATAAAAAAATTGACCAGTAGTATTGGTATACGCTTCTCCATGTTTAAGGAGAAAATTATCAAACCACAAAAAGAAAGATGTGGTTAGTTTATGTTGGAATTGTTCGATCATTTTAACTCTTCAAATCTTTTTTTATACTTATTTATAAAACTAGAGATATAGGGTCTATTCTGGAACCTGCCTCCCCTCACTTTGTTTACACGCGATTGGACCGCTGCTCCCGATCTACCCCCTTCTTTCCTTAATAAAAACCCTAATCCTGATAGACCTCTTTCTATTCCTTGCGCCCAACTTCTTCCTGTAGCCCAAGGTAAAGGGGTTATGGCAAAAATTTCTTCTGCTGTAGGTAAGAATACATTGAAACTAACGCCTATTTGATTTGTTTTATTTAATTCTTTGTTATAAATAATGTCTACACTTTCTAAAGAATTTAGTATTGGAGCTATTGGTTGATCTCCTTGATCAAATCCTATAAAAGCAAACAAATTGCTGATTCCTCCTAATGTCCCGCTGATGTTTGTGGATGAAGGGCCAGCCATAATTTCCATAGTAACAGGATCACTCAAAAACTCTTTTATCATTTCCTGTTTTATTTTTTTAAATTTGTCTCTAATTTCCTTTTCAAAGTCTTTTCTAACAGCTTTGGGAACTTGCCTTTTTAAAGCGTTTTTTACGTCTAAAGGAAGAGCGGCCATTAATCTGTGGGGCTAAGTGTGAAAGTATAAAACTGATTTGATGTAAGACCCCTTGGCTGTCCATCGCTTTCAATTATGAATTTTTGACCATCGAATTCTACTCTTCGGGCTTCACTTAAATAATTGTAAGCATCTTCTTTGACTGTAATTTCTACAGTTCCAGCAGGAACAACTACCTTGTTTTGAGAGCCAGCCTGTTGAGATGGACCATCATCGGTTAAGTATGAGCTATCCATGTCTTTGTAATATATTCTAGCAGTAAAACTTTGAGAAACTTCTGTGTATTCTACAGAGCTATTTGAGCCAGTATTAGTTCTTCTATACAATGAGTTCCATGAAGAGTTAGAAGCTATTAAGGTTTTTTTAGCATTTTTATAAACAGTAATGGTCCTTGCGAAAGTGCTGTGCAAGGTGTCTGCTAAATTTCTAACTTTTGTTATTTGATCGTCTGATAAAAAACCTGCCATGTTGATTTTTACACTTTTATTCCTATAATAAGATAGGATTAAGGCATGGACGCGAAAAAAAGTTTAAATAAAAGGGCTGAATATGAAATTTCTAACCTTTTTAAAGAAATGCTTTCTTTATTAGAAGATATGAAGGCTGATCATGATTTTCATTATGAAAAACTCTACGATAATATACCAAAGGAGCATCATGATGTTATAAATACAGCTAATCATTTTACTTCTAAAAAAGTCAATTGGATTAGGAAAAGAATTCTAGATCAAGGTAACGAATCTATTAGAAATTTGTATTCTGAACTAGATAATTATACAGTAAGTTTTATATTTAAATAAGGAAAAAGGTTATGGCATTTAAAGAATTATATTCATTCTCTCTAGATGAAGAGAAAGAAGTCGAAAAGAAAAGCACTCGCAAGAATAAGAAAACTGGCGAAGAGACGACTATTACTAAAAAAGTAAAAGAGAAGTCTCCTGTTCATATTAAATTAAAAAGACCTTCTAGGAGAGAGCTAGAGGAAGCGGAACTAGAATATTCTGTAGAAATGAGTCGTTGTGTCAAAAAAGGAATTCTTACGAAAGCTATGCTTTATAAGAAGTATAGCGACACAGGGGGCGTTTGGAGTGAAGATGATGCACAGGATTACGGAAAACTTTACAAAGAAATCTTTGATATTCAAAACGAATATGTCCGATTAGAAAGTGTAGACAAAAAAACTGCGAAGCAAAAAGAAAAGCTAGAATCTTTAAAAGAAAACCTAGCCAAAACAAAAAGGAAAATTGTAGATGCTGAAAGTTCGATGCAGTCACTTTTTGATCACACTGCTGATACAAAAGCTCAAAATAGGCTTCTATTATGGTATACTCTTATGTTGACTCATATTCAAAGAGAGGAAGATGAAAAGCCTATTCCTTATTTCAAAGGAGAAGAATTCGATGAAAAAATCGAAGACTATTACAATAAAGAAGATTTATCGACAGATTTTTATCAAGCTATCGTCAAAAAAGTGACAACTATTTTAGCGTTTTGGTTTTTCAACCAAGCTTCGACTCCTAAAGAATTCAACAAACTAATAGAAGATCTTGAAAAAGGTGAACTTTGAAGGAAGAGTTTTACATCTCTCTTGTAGGTGAAGCTTTTGATGGTTATACCAAAGCCTCATTTGAAGAGAAGACTGTATTCATAAAACATGTAAGTATAAGAGATCAAAGATATCTTCATAACTATTATGAAAAATACAGAGAACTTGCTCTTTCTAAAGGATTGCCGTCAGAGGAATATCAATTAGAGTATGTTAGAAATGAAGGTATTTGGGAAGATTCTGATGAGTTAGCTATAGAAAATTTAAAATTTGAGATTAAAAACCTCAAACAAACAGCTAGAGCTGTATTCCTACAATCTCAAAAAGAAGACTTTTTAAATCAAGTAGAAGAAAAGTCTAAGGAGCTAATCTCATTACAAGAGAAAAGGAAAGAAATTGTAGGCCAAACAGCAGAGAGTTATGCTGAAATCAGAAGTGGTGATGAAATATTAAGATTTTTATTGTTTAAAAATAAAGAATTAACAGATCATTTATATTCTGAAGAAGAGTTTGGTGAATTGGAGTCTTGGCAAATTTTGAAATTGAGCGAAATCCACAGAGATGTTCAAAAAAGATTAACTGACTCTACGATACAAAAAGCGGTTTTAAGGCCATTTTTTAGTATGTATCTTTCTTTGTGTGAAGATGTCAATGGTTTCTATGGTAAACCGATAACAGAGTTAACTATATATCAATTGAGGGTGGTTCTTTTTGGAAGAATGTTTCATAATATATTCCAGTATACCGAAGACATTCCAGACCACGTTAAAGATGATCCTGAAAAACTAATAGCTTATTCAGAGTCTCAAAGGAATGATGGTAAAAATTCTGGTGGAATAAGAGAAGATGCAGATGCTTCTGCTGTTTTTGGAGCGACAGAAGAAGATATGAAGAATCTAAAAGCTAAAAAGGGTAATGTCTTATTATCTGAAGAGGCGAAAAAGGCTGGTGGCAAGTTAGATATGAAACAAATGATGCGATTAGCTGGGCATGATGTGTAAATCTTTGTGTAATTACAGTAAAGGTTTACGGATATGCCAGTTAGAATACCAGTCACACAAACAGGATTAGAGGCCAGCATAGAAGCTGCTGCTAAAAAAGCGGGGAAAAGCCTTAAAATTAATATGGGTCCAGGTGCGAAGAGCATCGAGGGACTTTCTCAACCTCTTGGTCGAATTACTGGTAAAGCAGATGAATTCACTAAATCTATGGAGGCAGCTAACGCCCGTGTGTTGGCATTTGGAGCTTCAGTGGGTGTGCTTTCGGCAGTCCAAAGAGGTTTCGCGGATTTAGTAAGAACAACTATCGAAGTAGAAAAATCTCTTGCTAGTATTAATTCGATTCTTGGAACGACTAACAAAGAGTTAAATACCTTTAAGGGAACCATTTTTGATGTAGCTCGAAATACAGAGCAATCATTTGAAACAGTGGCGAACGCCGCTTTAGAATTAAGCCGACAAGGTTTAAAAGCAGAAGAAGTTACAAAAAGATTAAATGATTCTTTGGTTTTAAGTCGTTTGTCTGGTTTGGGTGCTGCTGAAGCGGTTGCTGGTTTGACATCAGCTATTAACTCTTTCAATTCTACTGGGATTACTAGTGCAGAAGTTCTTAATAAATTATCTGCTGCCGCTGTTTCGGCTGCTGTTTCAGAAAAAGATTTGATCGAAGGTATTAAGAGATCTGGTTCTGTTGCTATTCAGGCAGGTGTTTCTTTCGATGAACTGGTTGGTGTTATTACAGCAGTACAAGAAAGAACCGCCCGAGGGGGAGCAGTTATTGGTAACTCCTTTAAAACAATTTTCACTCGTATACAAAGTCTCGATAAACTTGAGACAATGCAAAACCTTGGTGTCCAAGTAACTGATGCATCAGGACAGGTTTTAAGTGCAACAAAATTAATTCAAAATTTAGGAAAAACTTTAGAGACTTTACCTGACGCTAAAAGGTTGCAGATTGCAGAGAATTTAGTGGGCAAGTTCCAAATCGCTCCGTTCTTAGCTATTCTCGAAGATTATAATAAAGAAACTTCTACAGCTATTAAGGTAACTGAAATTGCTGGCAAAGCCACCAATGAAGCTTACAGTCGTAATATAGCCTTAAACCAAACTTTATCTGCTGTTCTTAATGAGACTACTATTAATTTAAAAGAGTTAGCTAACACTTTAGGAGAAATTGGTGTTACAGATAATTTAAAAAGTATTCTAGACTTTTTTAGTGGTATTTTTGCTAAAGTGAATGAACTGCTTGGGGGTGGAGAAGAGACAGGATCTACTTTTGCTAAAGGAATAGTAAAAGGTATAGGAGGTGTAATCGCTGGACCTGGGTTGGCCATCTTTGGAGCTATCATTCTAAAGCTCACTGCCGATTTAGCGAAGTTCGGTGTTGGTTCTTTAAAAACTTTCTTTGGTCTTAATAGAGCAGCGAAAGAGCAAGCTACTCTACAAGGACAGATCGCTTCGACTTTGTTAGGTAACGAGAGTATTCAAAAACAAATTTTAGCTATTGAAAATTCGCAGTTAAGCGTTGCAGATAAAAGGAAAGCTCAAGTAAAATTTTTCACAACAGCTTTAAATGAGCAAGTGGGGATAATGACTAGGATGCAAAGTATTGCAGCTACAATAGCTCCTGGAGTTATGGGTGGAACTAAAAAGCTTAAAGGTCGCGGTGCTGGAGGTTATATCCCTAACTTTAATGCAGTTATAGGTTATGGCTCTGAACAGTCAGATATAAACCGTGGAGTGGGAGGAGCGCCTAAATCAGCAAGACCAGTTACCATACCGAACTTTAATTTTGGTAGTGGTCAGAAGGGAACAATGGTGGCAAACACCAGCGAATATATGGTTCCTAATTTTGCTGGCACTGGAGGATCTGCTATATTTAACCAAGATATGGTTTCTTCGATGGGGCTTCCTGCTGGAGCGAGAAGAGTGGGCGCGGCTGGAGGATATATACCTAATTTTGCTAAAAAACCAGTTAAAACTAATGCCGCTGGTATGATTATTCCACGTAAAGGTGTAGGGTCGAGAAGAGCTACAGGAACCTTTGGAGGAAATACTTATAGTTTCCCAGTTTTTGGGATTGATTCGGCAGGAGAAAAAGTAAGAGAAGAAAAAGATATAAAAAGATCAGTCGAAAGATTTTCTATAGGGTTAGCTACAAGAGAATCAAAATCCATGACTGGTGGCCGACCAACAGCGGGTAAAATTAATCGCCTCGCCAACCAAGGAGCGATAGGTGGATTAGCTGGAGCGATTTTTGAAACAGCTTTAAGTTCTTTATTAAAAAGTAAAGATTTCGATTTTGGAGAAACAGCTACATTTGATTATGTGGGTCAATCTGCGATTAATAGTATCGGAGATATATCTCCAGCTTTGAAAGGTAGTGGTATTAAATTTTTAGATGCTAAAATTGCAGACAATTCTGGAACTAGAAATAGCATGGCTAAGAAAATATTTAGTTATTTCGGCGCTTCTGCTAGTGGAAGATCAATTAGTCAAAAAGGGGTAATCGAGTTAACAAAAGCTAGTGACAAAGGAAAACAGGAAGTTTTGAGTAAACTGGGTATGAAAGCTTCGACAAGAGGAGCTTCTGGTTACATTCCAAATTTTGCTTCACCTCTTGAAGATGCGATAGGAAGAGAAAAAGCCGCAGGTCTTCCAATCAATCAAATAAGAATCAATCAAGATCCAACATTAAGAAATGCTGGAAACCCAATGGGTCTTGCTGTCACTAATACAAGAGACGAACCCACTGGAGCGATACCTTCTGCTTCTAGAGGGTTTATTCCAAATTATCAAGGTGCAAGTGGGGCAAATCTTACATTACAACAGATAGGAACGAGATCTAAGAAAGTCGCGGCTAACTTAGATGAATTGAATTCAAAAATAGATTCATTAAATAAAGAAGTGGCAGAAGGCACAATGTCTTATGATAAAGCCTCTAAAGAAGTCGATAAATTTGCTAGGAGCTTGTCTAACAACGAGAAAACTCAAAACGCAACAGCGGATGCAGCCAAAGGCCAAATAGAAGATACCAAAAAACAAGGTAAAGCTCAAAGAGATTTGCTAGGTCCGATATTTGCACTTCAAGCTGGTTTAAGTTTCTTAAGCGCTGCCACAGAAGGAGCTGGTGGTGCTGTTAAGAAATATACAAACATAGTCAGTGAAAGTTTATCTGGAGCCACAAGCGCCGCTTTTGCAGGGGTAGCTTTGAACGATTTTGGAAAAAATATAAAAGGTGTAGGAGGAAAATTTGTAAGCAAATTAGGAATTTATGGGGCTGCTATAGGCGCTGGGATATCTGTATTTAAAGGCATAAACGAAGCAATAAATGAAGCAACTGGTAAAAATAAAGCTGCTTCATTAGCTATGGCAGCTTTAACAGATGCCACAAAAAAACTTACATTTAACTTTTCTAATCTTAGTGCCGTAGAACAACAAAATCTTAAAGATGAAGCTAAAGCTGTTGTAGGTGGGACGGTTACAACAAGAGAATTAGATTTACCTCCTGTTACTGGTGCTAGAGCAGTTGATACAAACGCTATTAAAAATGCAACATTCAAAAATTTTCAAAGATCAAGATTGTTCGAGGGGGGTAAAGATGCAGAAAGTGGAGAATCTTTTAAAGAAATGTTTACCAAAGCAGCGACCTCTCTTTTGTCTTTAGGTGTAACTTCGGAGCAAGTAGATGCTAAATTAGATGAATTAGGAAGTAAAGCTAGCGAAACTAGCGAGGGAATTTTCCGAGTAAAGTTAGGGCAAGACGCTTTAAATGAATTTCTTGATTTTCTATCGACAACCAATAAGAAAGTTAAAAAAGATTTAGATGAATTTACTAAAGCTATTAGTGATTTAAGCGATGAAGATTTTAAAAACCTTGTGAAAGGATTCCGTGGAGGAAATACACAGGACATGTTTAGAAGTGAAGCTGTCCAAGCTGGTTTAGGAGAAAAAGGTATTACAATTCCTAAGAGTCAAAAAGAAAATATTTTTACATTAGAAGAAAATAAAAGGTTAGCAGATCAAAAAAAACTTCGAGTAGACACTGCTCGACTTGCAAGTAACTTGGCTAAACAACAAATACAGTTCGCAGTTGATCTCGCCAAAGCAGATAGAACTGTTTTGGATCAAATGGATCAGAGAGTATTGAAAGCAGAGTTGTCGAAAAGTCTTGCTGAAGAAGAAATGATTGCTCTAAAAACAGAGCAAGACATATTAAATGCTAATGTTGGTTTAAGAGACAAAACTTTAGATGCTGTAGCTGCGATGGCTAAAGCCAGTAAAGAGATAACGTTTAAAGAAAATGAATCTCTAGAACTTCAAAAATTAATAGCTGATGCTTCTAATAAAGAAAGTTTCACAAAAGAAGAAACAAAACTTTTAATAGAACAGACTAATAAGTTATTAGAAGAAAGTGATGACAGAATCAAAGAAAAATTACAGGGAGAATTAAATTCTTTAAAAGTAGAAGAAAAGAAAACTAGAGAACTTACTGGTCAGTTAGGAGTTCTTGGTAATATTAAAGTAAAAGCATCTGAAATCGCAAATATTAGAGCAGCTAGCGATCTTTCATTTCTAGGAGGAGAAGAGGAGCGCACTTTTGGTCTTGTGGAAGGGAGAAAAGAGCGCATGAGATCTAGAGAGCAAGATAGAGCTGCCAGAGAGACTGGAGCGTTTTCAAATAGGCAAAGTGAGGGTTTGCGAATACAGGCTGCTCAAGACGCTTTATCAGATGTTAAAGATGACAATAGAAATAGAAGAGATGCTCTTGATTTAAGTATAAACAAAGAAATTACAAATAGAATAGAGAAGTTAGGTCCAGCAGCAATATCAGAGCTTGTAATGCAGACGGGTAGTCAAGGATCGTCTGCCTCTGATGTTATTCAAAATGTGGGTTCAGATTTTGCTTTAGACAAAGCAATAGAACTACAACTTGGAAGAGACTCTGAAGAAGGAGACAAAATTGCTCAAGAGCTTTCAAATTTAAGAGACGGTTTTGCAAGATCTCGCGAAGAGATGAATAACCAAGCAAGTGCAGCGAAAAAAAATGCTCAAGCTAATCTAGAAGCCGCAGGTGTCTTCCTAAAGAGTCGGGGTCAACTTTTAGATGATATGGGGACTGATATGTTAAGAGGCGCAAGACAAGGCGCTATTGAGCGAGATTTAGCCACAGATCCAGCCCAGAGAGCAAAGTTAGCCATAAGAGAAAAAAATAGAACTAACATGGGTAATGCTATTATTGCAGACGATACAGAAACAGTAAGACTTTTAAAAGAGCAGGAAGAATTTTCAGGTCAGTTAATAGATGCATCAGCTCAATTTGCCCAAAACATAGGGAGAGCGATGACAGACGCTATCGCTAAAGGAGAGGATTTAGGCGGGTTGTTGAGAAGTGCTGCTGCGGATTTCTTCAATACTCTGTCTCAAGCATTCATGCAAAAGGCTGTTAATAGTATAGTCGGTGAAGGGTCAGGATCAGGAGGAGGATTTTTTGGCAGCATTTTAGGGTTTTTAGGTAGAAACTCTGGAGGTCCAGTTACTGGAGGATCTGGGGCTAGAGATGATGTTCCAGCTCTTTTGACTGGTGGAGAGTTCGTAATGAAAAAAGGAGCTGTTCAAAAATATGGAGCAGGTTTTATGGCAGCTTTGAACCAAGGGCAAATTCCCATGATGAACCGAGGGGGATTATTCACCCCAGGAACTTATGGGCAGGAATCAATAAAGGGTAAAAATAACCTTTTAGACTTCGCGACTCAAGGATTTACAACTGGAGCTTTCGATTCTGTTTCTGGTGGGGCTGGATTCGCCTCTGTTGCGCTAGAGCCTCAAAGTGCAGCTCTTACAATGTTTGGGCGTAGGAACAGCCCACAATTTGCACAAGAGCAAGCTAGTAAAAAATCAGCATTTGGATTATATGTCCAACAGATTAACAAAGAGAAACAAATGCGAGAGCAAGAGAAGCAAGCTAATAAAGCTTTGTTGGGTTCTGTAGCATCTTTCGCTTTGTCTTTTGGTTTAAATAGTCTATTCAGTGGCGGCGGCGGTGAAGCTGCTAAAAAAGCCGCTACAGGAGGATCTATACCTTATGCAGCGGGAGTAGATACTGTTCCTACTATGTTGTCAGGAGGAGAGTTTGTAATGAATGCAGCGGCGACACAAAGAATTGGTAGGGGTGCATTATCCTCTATGAATTCTGGTGGAGGTTCTGGAGATGGAGGAGCTGTTATAAACAAGCTCGATGAATTAATTTCTGTTTCTGATAACCAAGGAGAAACTATAATTAACATCACTGTAAATTCAGATGGAACATCTAGCGAAAATGGAAACGCAGATGAAGAAAATACAAATCTTGCAGGAAGAATAAGAGATGTTGTAAAACAGGTTATTGATGATGAAAAAAGGCTAGGAGGATCTTTAAGACAAGCTAGAGCATAATGTATGACACAACATTAAATTACGACTGCCACTTCTTTATATCAGGAGCGGATGGAAGCCCAAGCGCAAGAGAGCTTTCTGGGGTAGAAAGTCTTGATATAGGTTACTCAAATAGTAGCACTGTTTTAGCTCCTTTAGGATCGAGCCGTGGTTTAACAGCGGTAGGCGGCGCTACAAGTCAAACTGTTTCTTTTTCTAGAAATTTAATTTATGAAGATCCTATTTTAGCTTTTACGGGGGCATCTGAAGCTATGGCGGGAAGTTTTAACTATAATAATAATAGTTCTTATGGGTTTAATAGTGGATATTTATCTTCTTATTCTGTTAATTGCGCTGTAGGGGCTATTCCGAAAGTTAACACATCTTTTGTTGTTTATGATGAAATGAGAAGTGGGGTTAATGCTAGTGGAACAACACCAACTCCAATTTATATACCAAGCCAAGGGTCTATAACTGCTACTTGTGATAATAGCTCTAGTAATCGTGTGATTGGTTTTGATTATTCATTAACTATGAATAAAAAACCATACTATACAATTGGGTCTGAAACACCAACGGAAGTAAAACATATAAATCCAATTCAGTATTCAGCTTCTGTACAAATGGAAGTGGATGATACTTTTTTGCAAAGTGGATTTGATTTTTTAAATGATAGAGAAAATAAAACCGTTAGCTTTTTACTCTCTGCAAAAAATGGAGATGGAATACAATTATTAACAATACCTAATGCATCTCTTGTTTCTGAACAATTGACATCTAGCTCTGACGGAGCAGTTCGTTTAACACTCAACTATATAGGACATCAATGAGCGAAAGTTTATTTTATAATAGAGACAACAATATCTCTGGAATCACCGTTCCTTCTACTATTGGCGCGTTAAATCTTACTCCTGTTTATGGATCACAAGTTAATTTTCAAGCTACTAATAATAGTTATAATACTGATGATTTTTATTACAATTTAGTTCCTTATTCAGTAAATAGTTTAACTGCTCAATTTAATGTAAGGTATGATGTAAATGAAACTAATGCTCAAAGATTAGCTGTATTTTTTGAAAATCAATCGGGTGTAGAAGATATTCCTTTCACTCCTGATTCTTCAAATATATATAAAACGGTAACAGGTTTTTGTAATAATTATGCTATTAATTTTATTAATAATCAACATTATGAAGTAGCATCAACTATAAGTGTAGATCATGCTCCGACTTTATTAAAGTGGTCAGGAATGGGATGTTTTGCTAATTTAAATTTTGACGGTTGGAGTCCAGCAACTACATACAAAAAATATAATGTAGTATATTCTGGTTTAAATCAAAATAAATTAGATAATTTTTATTATTGCACTGGAGACCATAGCTCTACAGAAAGTAATAGTCCTACAGGAGTATCTTCTATGTGGAGCCAAAAGTTCTTTTTCGAGCCAGATATAGGCACACAAAATGACGTAACTATAAAAGCAGATGTTTTACAGTATAAGAACTCTTTTAAACAAAGATTAAAAACCAATGACAATATTTCTACTTTTGATATTAGTTATAGTTTTAATAATATTTCTGATTCCCAAACCAAAAGCATGATCCACTTTTTAGAAAACAAAGGTGGTTACAGAAGATTCGAACATCAAATACCTTCTGTTTATAATAGACCAAAAGTTTACTATTGTCCAAAATGGACGCACACTTGGAACTATGTTAATTCTAATACATTGACCGTAGACTTTGTAGAAGACCCTTTGGGTGTAATTCCAACAGGAACATAAAATGAGTAGAGGAGTATCAATAAAAAGCCCAAACGCTGCTGTATTTGTACAGAACGGAGTATCTTTTTCTGAATTGAATTTAGATGTTGTTTTGTATAAACTGGTTCAGAATTTTAGTTATTCCGTTAGTTTGCCCAGACAAGAATTGAAACAAATAGGGAGTCAAGATTTATCTCTAAAAGAGATGACACAACAGCCTGATGTGCAGTTGAATTTCACTTATATACCAGAACCCTCTTTTGACAATGAAGCTTTTGGTAACTTTAAAAGCGCTTCATTAGCAGGTCCACCATATAAAAATATGTTTTCAGGTGTTTCTGAAAGAGCGACAAACTTTTATGTAGTTAACACTCCTGAAACTGGGAATACTGATGCTTTTGATTCCATCACATTTGACGGAAGCCAGTTCAATTTAACAGGCTTTGATTGTATGGCTTTTGGAAATTGTTTCCCTACTTCTTATAGTTTGTCTTATGGGATAGGGACGTTGCCTTCTGTAACTACTAGTTATATTTGTTCTAATATGGTTTTCGAACACCTGACAGGAACTTCTATGGAGTCTCCAGCTATAAATTTAACTGGAGGTAATAATGATAATGTTGGAAGATGTTCGTTTCAAATTGATCCTCAATCAACAAGAGATAGAAATCCCCCGATAATTAATCCTACAGATCCTCAAAGTAGCGTTACTTTGCAAAATTTGCAAGTAGGAGGACAACGTTTATCTGGGATACACTTTATACAAGCTGTAGATATGCAAGTCTCACTTCCTAGAGTTTCATCATATGGATTAGGTAATGATTTTCCTTATAACAGAAAAGCTCAATTCCCAGCTCAAGGAACTTTTTCAGTTTCTTCTTTAGTTTCGGGATTTGATGAGGGATTTGTAACAGGTGTTTTAAGCAATGACAGAAAGTATGACTTTGAGTTAGTATTGGCTTCAGGAGACAAAAAAATGATATATGAAATACAAGAAGCTAAACTAGACTCTTATAATTATGGAATGCCCATAAATGATAAAATGACTTTTGACGCAAGTTTTAGTTTTACAGTCACAGAAGAGAAAGGATTAAGGTTTAGCGGGAGCGCCTATGTTTAGCGCGAGCAACTATTAATCGTAATCGATTTTAATATTTTTGCTATTGTAACCTTTTTCTTTAATTCTGTTCGGATGTTCTGCGCCTTTGCGTTCTTTTTTGTAATTGTCGTAGAACTTTTCCTTTACTGGATCTAAGCCGCCAGATTTTTCTGCTCTCTTCGCACTTAATTCAGCAGAAAGATCCATCATGTCTCCAATAGTGCCTTTTTTATTGTATGTGGCATCCATATACTGTTGACTATTAAAAGGGTCGATAGAGCTGTCTATAGATGCGTGTGGGACAGAGAAGACCCTATCCCACTCAACGCCATCTTCTGAATAAACATGTTCATCATCCATTTTTTGGAAGACTTCTTTTTCTTCTTTGGTTTCAGGATGTCTGTAAACATAAATAGCCATTATTTAATATCTATTATTTAATATCTATTTTTTTTGCCTCCGCAACCGCCTTTTTGGGGAGAGTTATTTTTAAAAGACCATTCTTCAACGAAGCAGAGATGTGGTCTTCTGCTACTAAATCGTAGAGAAATAATTGGTATGACTTTTTTCTACCTTCAGTTTTAGCATTTACTGTTAAGATATTATCTGTGACTTTGATATCTACATCTTTTTTAGAGAACCCAGCCAATTCAAATTCTGCTGTATAAACATCTCCAGACTCTTTGACTGGGTGAGTTTTAGTTGTTTTGTTGATATCGTTAAGAATGTTGTTAATTAATGTATGCATACTTACTTATTTAACATTTATTATGCCATTCTATTTTTTGTTGAAAACAAGGGATAAAATAGCTTGAGTAGTTTTCTTGTATGTCATATTGTCTCCCATTTTGACACCCTCTGTGTTAACCTGTCCTACTTTAGATTCAGCTTTTTCCATAGCGGAGACAGCTTCATCTTCAGACCATGTATAAAAAATACCATTGTTAAAATCATTTTCTTTAGTGAAAAACACTCCGTCTTCACAGGGTGTTGTTCCAGATGATTCAACCAAAATTGAGTTATCTTCAGTCGCCCAATCTTTATGAGAGGTTTCGTTTAAAACTACACTCCACTTACCTAAACAAGTAGCATTGAAAGCTGGTATGTTCCAGCCTTCTCCTCCAGATAGACCTGTGAGGTCGATATCTATAGCATTTAAAAACTCATTTACTTCAGAATTTTTAGCTAATCTTGGGATGATGTTGAGATTGTTGTAGTTTACACCTTGTGTAATATCATTCCAGACCCCTCGCATTTGCTCTTGATTTAAAAAAGGATTATTTACACAACATGAAAGTTGATATTTGGAATCATTCCCATACTTTTTCAGCCAAGTTTGTATAATCTTTTTAGTATGTTTCCTGTTCTCATACTTACCCATAAGGCCAAAATGGATAATATCTTTTAGATACTCTTTTCCAGTGATATGGAAATCTTCATCAAAACCAAGGGGAATAAAGTTAGTGTTTTCGAGACCTTTTTCTTTAAAAAGATTTTGGGCGTATTTAGAAGAAAAAATAACATTGTCTTGAAGACCTGCTATCGTAGTTTCTAGTTTTGTAGGTTCACTACATTCATAAAATGAAAACAAATGTTGATCTTTGGTCTTTCTGTTTTCAGAGCCATTTAAATGCCATAATTTAAAAGTGGGTGTTAGTTTGGAAATTAATTTCCATCTATTGTTTATAGCATCTTCAATGTATTTTTTTAGATCATCACTTATATCAAAAGCAGATAAATCTGGCTCACCTGTCGGGAAGATGGCCAGATTTACCTCTAGCTTATGAAGCTCTCTAATAATGTTAAAACTAACATTACCAAAGCTTAAGCTATTTAAGGGAGCTTCTAATATTAAGTTCATTAAAATGGAACATCGTCACCTTTAACATCACTTGAGCTATTGTCTCCGTCTCCGTCTCCTTCAGACTTTTTAGAACTTAAAAACTGAAGATCTTTTCCACGAACAAAGTATTTACTGAATTTTTTACCATCCTTTTCCCAAGATGACATACAAAGTTCTCCATTCACAATAAACTCTCTACCTTTTGACAAGTATTTTTCAGCAATCTCTGCTGTCTTGTCCCAATATTCAACATCTACGAAACACTTAGTTTTTGCATTAGATGTGGAGATACCAGCTCTTAGGCTGACTACTTTTTTACCATTGTTGGTCGTTCTTACTTCTGGGTCTTTAACCAGATATGCTGCGGCTGTAATAGAATTATACATAATTTGCTTCTTTTTTTACTTTGTTAATAAATTTATTGTGGATGTTAATACACCCTTGAATGCTTAAATCAAGATTTTCAGCTATAGATCTCCAAGGGATGAGTTTATTATTAGTCGATCCATAGCGCATGTCAACTATTTTTTTCACTCTTTCGTCTTCTTCTGTTTCTAAGCATCTTTTAAACACATCTAAAGCCTCTTCTTTGTTGATATCTTTAATGAATGAATCACAACTAGGCTCTATGTAAGTATTTTCATCGTCGATAAAATACTCCCTATTTTTCTTCTTCTTGTTCAATGCGTTAAGACATTTCCACTTAGTTTGGTTGGCTAAATGAGTAGAGAATTTAGTGTTCCTAGAAGGATCGTAATTCAGAGCAGAATCATAAATTGTCATTTCTTTATCCTCAACAATTAAATTTTTATCTAAGACGCATTGAGGACTTGACATAAAATGATTAACCATCGTATGAAATATCCCAGAATGTCGATCCACCAAAGTTATTAGGCTTTCCTGATCGGCATTATCGTCTTGTATTTTAGAAATTAGTGTCAGATCGCTTTCCACTGAACCAATTCTATCATCTGTATTTCCTTTTTCCACAGAAATTAAAAAAATCTGATTATATTTTATAATATATTTATAAAACGTATACGATACAGTAAACGTATTACTTTATCTATAACGTAATAGCTAAGAATTACGTTTATCCCGTTTCACGGTTATTATACTTCTTTGTGATTATTTGTCAACAAAAAAAATTTTTTCCTAAATATCGTATTTGAGCTTGCCTTCGATCAGGTCTAAGTGTAAAATATTTTAACCATGATTTTTGAAGAACAAGTATCGAGGAAGCCCGACCACTACCCTTGGGCGCAGGAGTTTATTGAGGCAATGCACAACGGTTTCTGGACCGACAAAGAATTTAGTTTTAGCAGTGATATTCAAGATTTTAACGTAAATTTATCAGAAGACGAAAAAGAAATGGTCATCAGGACTCTTTCTGCTATTGGTCAGATTGAAGTTGCAGTAAAAAAATTCTGGAGCAAACTCGGAGATAATTTACCACATCCAAGCTTAACTGATTTGGGCTATGTAATGGCTAATACTGAAGTGATTCACAACAATGCTTACGAAAGGTTATTAAAGGTATTGGGTCTAGAGGATGTTTTTGAGAAGAACTTGGAGCTTGATTTTATTGAAGGCAGGGTGAAATATCTTCGGAAATACAACCATAAGTTTTACAAAGACTCTAAAAAACAGTATGTTTATTCAATTATACTTTTTACTCTTTTCGTAGAAAATGTATCTTTGTTTAGTCAGTTTTATATTGTTAATTGGTTTAATCGTTACAGGAATGTTCTCAAAGACACTGGCCAGCAAGTAAAGTATACTCGTAACGAAGAAAATATTCATGCTTTAGCTGGAATTAAAATTATAAATACTATTCGCAGCGAACATCCTGATTTGTTTGATGATGAGTTAGAAGATAGAGTGGCTAGTGAGTCCAAAGCTGCATTTTCAGCAGAAAGTGAAATTGTTGACTGGATGATTAATGGTTTTAATGAGAAAGGATTGAATGCTGATATTCTTAAAGAGTTTATAAAAAATAGAATTAATGACTCTTTGGAAAAAATTGGTTTTCATTCGGCGTTTGATGTTGACACTTCATTGTTGGAAGATACAATGTGGTTCGAAGAAGAATTAATGGGCAATAATGCCACTGATTTTTTCCACTCAAGACCAGTGGAATATTCAAAAAATTCTCAAACATTTGACGCTGACGATCTTTTCTAATGAAAAAATATAAATGGCTTAACAAGGATGCTCGTAAGTTTTTAAACAACGGTTATCTTCAAGATAATGAAACGGCTGAAATCAGAGGCCATGATATTGCAGTAGCTGCTGAAAAACATCTTAAAATAAAAGGCTTCGCAGAAAAGTTCGAGGATTACCTTCGCAGAGGATTTTATTCTTTATCAAGTCCTGTCTGGGCTAATTTCGGCAGAGAAAGAGGTCTACCAATATCTTGTAATGGTGTATACATCGAAGACCGTATGGACGCTATTCTTGATAAACAAGCCGAAGTTGGTATGCAAACCAAACTCGGTTCAGGTACATCTGGTTACTTTGGCTCCTTAAGATCTAGGGGAGCTAATATTTCTGATGGAGGAACATCTAGTGGTCCTGTTCATTTTATGGAGCTTTTTGATAAGGTTACATCCGTCGTCTCACAAAGTAATGTCAGGAGAGGATCTTTCGCTGCTTACTTACCTATAGATCATCCTGATATTTCTGAATTTCTTAGGATTAGATCAGAGGGAAACCCTATACAAGAAATGTCCTTTGCTGTTTGCATTACTGATGAGTGGATGAGGTCTATGGTCGAGGGTGATAAAAAGAAAAGATCTATTTGGCTTCAGGTTATTAAGAAAAGGTATGAATCTGGTTATCCATACATATTTTTTTCTGATACTGCAAACGCTAACGCACCCAAACCCTACAAGGATAAAAAACTTAAAATACATGCATCTAATCTTTGTAGCGAAATCTTTCTTCATTCTTCGGAGGATGAATCTTTTGTTTGTTGTTTATCTTCACTGAACTTATTAAATTGGGATGAAATGGTAGAGACTGATGCTGTAGAAACCTTGACTTACTTTTTAGATGCAGTGATGGAGGAATATATCCAAAAAACAGAAGATATTCCTTACATGAAGTCTTCTCATAACTTTTCTAAAAGACAAAGGGCTTTAGGCGTGGGCGTTTTAGGTTGGCATTCTTACCTACAATCAAAAATGATTTCTTTTGAAAGCATGGATGCTAAGTTTTTAAATTCTGAAATTCACAAAACTATTTCAGAAAAATGCGACAAAGCCACCAAAGAATTAGCTGTTTTGTTTGGAGAGCCAGAACATCTAAAAGGATATGGCAAGCGCAATATGACCACGATGGCTATCGCGCCGACCACTTCAAGTTCTTTTATATTAGGCGCAGTATCTCCTTCTATAGAGCCTCTGAATAGCAACTATTTTACAAAAGATTTAGCTAAAGGTAAGTTTACTTATAAGAATCCTTACCTAGAGTCCTTATTAGAAGAAAAGAAAAAAAATACCCAGACTACTTGGAAATCTATTCTTGTCAAAGGGGGTTCTGTCCAGCATCTAGATTTTCTTTCAGATGAAGAGAAAGCTGTATTTAAGACTTTTGGAGAAATCTCTCAAAAAGAAGTTGTGATTCAAGCAGCCCAAAGACAAAAATTTATTGATCAAGGACAAAGCTTAAATGTTATGGTGTCTCCAAAATGCCCACCAAAACAAGCTAGTGAATTGCTTATATTTGGTTGGGAACAGGGAGTAAAAAGCTTTTATTATCAAAGGAGTGCAAATCCTAGTCAAGAATTAGCAAGATCTATACTAAATTGCTCTTCTTGTGAGGGATAATATTCATTTTTAATATTTAAAAGTGTAATAAATTCTTGATGGAATACGACTTTTCAGACCAAGCTAAAGAGTTTTTAGAAAGCCAAAGCGCTAAACGCAAAGGACCACGCAGTTCTGCTCAAACTCCTGCAAAACCCTCCGAGCGTAAAAAAGGCTCTGAAAAGAATCCTAAAGGTTCCGCAGGTGGCGATAAAAAAGCTCCATCTATTACTTTTTCTGAAAAAATTATTACTGCTCTTAAGAATAAAGTTAAAGAGCATAACGAGAAATATTCTAAAAAAGTCACTCTTGGCCAACTTAAAAAGGTATATAGGAGAGGTTCGGGGGCTTTTTCTAGCAGCCACCGTCCTGGGAAAAGTAGGGGTCAGTGGTCTATGGCTCGCGTAAATACATTTCTTAAAATGGTTCGCGGGGGTAAAGTAAAAGAATCTTATAGAGCTGCTGATGGCGACATCGCTAGAGGCAGTGAACAATACTACAATGAGGAAAATGGAGAGGGGTATGTTGACTACAATGAGGTAGAATTTGGTCTTGCTAAAATTGATCTTTTAAAAGCTGGTGTTTCTGAAGAGGAAATGGATCAAGATATAGAAGACATCGATTACTCCGAGGCAGAAAAAAAAACTTTAAATAAACCTTTCCGATTACCCTCTGGCTCCAAAAAGAAATTTGGTGTTTATGTAAAAAGCCCCAAAGGTAATACGGTTATGGTAAAGTTTGGTGATCCTAATATGGAAATCAAACGAGACGATCCTGCTAGACGGAGGAACTTTAGAGCGCGTCATAAATGCGATTCTAACCCAGGACCAAAACATAAGGCTAGATATTGGTCTTGTAGATTTTGGAGCAAAAAGCCAGTAAGTAAGATGACTTCTAGTGAAGCCTTGGCTTGGGATGATGAAGAAGTATTAAGCGAGTGGGGCTGGGATGATGCTAACTTTGCTGATCATCAAGATTTATTAAATTCTTTTCCATTTCTAGCTGAAATTGAGGAAGTTGTTGAAGAAGAGGGTTTATAGGGTATAATCATGCATTTGCATGAGAGTATTATTTATATCTGATTTCACACTCGAACAAAGACAAGGTGGCGCTCAAGTAAGCAATAAATTGCTTATCGACAAAGGCAGGGAGTTAGGTCTTGATATAAAAGAACACCATCACAACTCATCAGTTACTGATTTTCTATCTTCTTATGATTTAGTGGTTAATTCCAATTTGGAAGCCATTAGTAAAATAACTCCTCCAAAAATACCTTTGATTATTAAATCTCCTAATTCTGTTAGGTTGGAGCATGACTCTTGCAGTTATTTAGATGATGACACAAGGAAGCTTTTGTTTTCTAAAGCGGAAAAGAATTTTTTTTTAAGTAATTATCATTACAATTATTTTAAACATTTGTATGGGGATTACTTTCACAATGTAGAAATTGTCTACGATCCTATCAACGCTTCTAAGTTTAAAAAATCGGACCATGAAAAGACATATGATGTAGTCTATTGTGGTTATTTACATCCCCTTAAAGGTTTAAACAACTTACTTAGGTTTGCGGAGCAAAATACAGATAGGCAAATTGATATTTTTGGGTGGGGAGAACTTTCTCCTCAAGAAACGTTTAAAGGTTATGATAATATTAACTTTAATGGTGAGGCAAAATATGAAAATATTCCTTCAATATTGCAATCATCAAAAGCTATTTTCCATCAACCTATAGTAAATGAACCATTTTGCAGAATGGTGGGTGAGGCAATTTTATGCGGTGTGGAGGAAATTATAGGTGACAAATCAAAAATAGGAGCCTATCTTGAATTTAATAATGTCGGCTATGAAAAGTTCAGGGATGGTTGTGAAAATGCTCCATCTATATTTTGGGAAAGGGTTTTAAACAAATGAAAAAAAAATTATTTCTTCACCATCATTTAGGTCTTGGAGATCATATCTGTTTAAACGGAATGGTTTTGAGTTTCTTGAGAACTGGTGAATTTGAAAAAATATTCTTATTTTGTAAAGAGAAGTATCTTAATAATTTAAAGATTTTATATACTCAAGACGAAATACAATTAATACCAATTGATAATGATCCGAACAAAGAGATAGAATATGTCAATAAATTTACGAGTAAAAATATTTCTCCATACGACAAATTTTTAAGAGTTGGATTTTGTAATATACCTAGAAACAAAACATGTGATGTATATTTTTACGAAATAGCTGGAGTCTCTTATGAGGAAAGATTTGATGGATTTAGAATTGATAGGGATACTAAAGAAGAACAAAGAGTTTTCGAAAAGTTGAACCCATTAGGTGAAGATTATATTTTTGTTCATGATGATACTGAAAGAGGATTTAAAATCGACATCGAAAGCGATTACAAAATAATTAAAAATGATATTACCGAGAGTATTTTTCATTATGGTAAAGTAATTGAAAATGCAAAAGAGTTTCACTGCATAGAAAGTTGCATAAGATGTTATTCCGAGCATTTAGATACTAAAAATATTTCACTGTTTCACCACAATAGTGTGAAACCTAATATTCTTTCTAGTAGAAAAAAATGGATTATTGTATGAAAATAGTCACATCTCCCTCTGAAGCACAAGTAAAAAAATTATTTACTATAAAGGACAATTCTAATACGTTCCGTTATTTCGATAATAGAGATTTTTCTTGCATAGAAAATCATTTATTTACTTTTTTAATTTACGAAAAAGGAGAGCCTATTGGCTATGGCCATCTTGACCCAGAAGACGGTATAATTTGGTTGGGAATTTATGTAGCTCCCGAGTATCGAAGTAAAGGATATGGCAAAATAATTATGGCAGTTTTATTGACGCATGTGGAAAACGATATACAATTAACAGTAGATAAAACTAACACGGCTGCTATAAAGCTATATAATAATTTTGGCTTTATAATAAAAGATAAGAATAAAAAATATTACACAATGAAATTTAAAAATGGCTGATACATTAGGTTCAATTATAGACAAGCTTATAACTGTCGATATGAAAATGTGGAATAATCAAGAGTTTTTATACGAGGTTAGGAAATGTTCATTTGAAGAGTTTAAAGAAAAATACACTTCGACTGAAGAAAAACAACAAGATCTTTTTACCTCTATTAAGAAATGTTGTGATCTAAATGCTCAAAGGAATGTTTTGATTGACGAGATTGACGAGAAGATAGTCAAAATTATCAAAGATGCTATTTTGGGCAAAGACATAGACTTAGAAGGATACATACAAAAAAAACACAAAACCTATTAAAATGAGAATTCCTTATGCATGTATTGCCAGAAGCAGAGGTCACGTATTGTTAGATGAC